TTATTAAAAATTATTTGTTATTCAAATAGTTTTTAGTATATTTGCAAACAAAACGTGTGAAGATGCACGTGACAGAACCGTTCGTAATCATTGCTCAATTATTTAGGGTTCTAATAGCGATGGTCTGCCTGCATTAACGCGCGCAGACCATTTTTTATCTAACAATAAAAGCAATGAATAAGTATCTAAGAAAGGTTCTTGAAACGCTGAAAACCAACAAGGACATTAAGGCATTGGGGTTCAGCCGTAGAGAGTTGAAGGGTATCGCTGCCAATGTTGCCGATAAACTTAAACTCGAAGATGAAGCTACTGACGAAGATGTCAGTGAAGCAATCAGTAGTGCAATTGATGATGTCTTGCCATTACTGAAACTCACTCAGTCAGCAGTTGACCGCCAAGTCCAAGATTACAAACGCTCTACAGATGATGACGATGATGATGACGATGATGACGACCCAGAGCCAAATCGTAGGAGTCCATCAAGGAAGAATCCTAAGAGCAAAAAGGATAGCGATGATGCTGATTCCGCTACCCTCGCTGCACTCAAAGAACTTACGCAAGTAGTCACAGCTTTGCAAGGTGATGTCAATACTCTTAAAACTGGTAACACCGCCAACAGCAGACGCGCAAAAGTAGAGAAATTGCTCACCGACACTGGCAAGTTTGGAGAAAGACAGCTGAAAGCCTTCTCTCGTATGAGCTTCAAGGATGATGAGGAATTTGAGGATTATCTTGAAGACCTCAAAGAGGATATCGAAGCAGAAAACCAAGACAGGGCAGACCGAGGCTTGGGAAAGCTCGGCAATATTCCCGCACCCGACAAGAATGGTAAAGATAAGAAGGAGGACGAGTTAATGTCAGATGATGAAGTCAAGAAGTTGGCTCAGATGTAATCATCTATTGTTTAATCTTTAAAAAACGAACATGGCAGTTTACGAAAATTACGAACCTGACCGTAAGAAGGTTGACTCGGGTATGGATTCAGTTGTAATCCGTCAGTACAATGGCGGTATCACTGGAGGCAAGTCACTCGATTACACAGGTTTTGACGGCGCAGTGATTCAAGCCGGACATCTAATCGTTAAAAAAGAAGTCGACGGTATTTATGAGTACAAACCGCTAGCTGTAGACGGAAGTACAGGAAAATACCAATCCATTCCAGCCGATGGAACCTCTCCGGCGGGTGTAGTAGTGCGCTCTCGTTTAAAAGGTGAGGCGGTTGCCATTATGGACGATGGTCGTGTTAACGATGTTGCAATGCCTTATCAGTTTAAGGACGAAGACCAGAGAACAGCTTTCAAAACAGCTCTTCCAAATCTTATTTTCGAGCACGATTAATAAGTGTTCTAGTGTTTAATTAATAACTGCACAAAAGTATGCATGAATCTCTTTTTATTCAGTTTATAAGGGCCATTTTCCCTAAGCTCAGCCTTTATGTGAAAGAGAAGGAGACCCCGAAGAACCGCACATATCTGTTCAAGAAAATGTTGCGTGAGGTATATTCTCCAGATCAGAAATGGGAGGGCACATCAGCAAACACCACCTATGTTGCTGCTGATATCGTAGAAATGGATTCTCCTCTTCCATTGAAGAAGCGTGGTTCTATAGCCACATCAAATGGCAAGCTACCGAAGATTGCCATGAAAAAGACTCTCCTAGAGTCAGACATCAATAATATCAACATTATGAAAGCGCAGTATGATAATTTGGTGACAAAAGCCAACACTCTCCAAGAGCAAGGTCTTGTAGAGCAAGCGACTGCAGCAAAACAAGCAGCTGACAATGCAAAGGCTCGTATCATCAATAAACTCATGAATGATGGCGTTGCTTGTTCTGTTGGTATCGAAGAGCGTAATGAGCTGAACTTCTTGGCAGGTCTCTCCAATGGTATTATTGCTGTTGAGGATGCTGACAACTCGGGAAAGGCAATCCGTGTTAACTATGGCTATCTACCAGCAAACAGTTTCCGCACAGCTACTAATGGAGTAACCAGTAGAGACGATTTCGAGAAAATCTTCGAAAAGGCAAATGCTGACGGCAACACCATTATCAAGGTAATGCTTGCAAAGAGTCAGTTAAAGAAAATCCGTAAAGAGCAATGGGCAAAGGAGCTTGTTGCTGACTATGAGGGTAAGACATACACAGAAGACTCTAAACTGAAAACGCCATCAGAAAGCTCTGTCTCAGAAGCCTTTGAGGACGAGTTCGGTGCTTCAATTGAGACGGTTAACCGAACTGTTGTCATTGAAAAGAATGGCAAGCAGCATTCGGTAAAGCCATGGAACGAGAACAATATCATCTTTATTTGTAACGAAGAGGTAGGTTCGCTCGTTTGGGGTACACTTGCAGAGTCTACAAATCCTGTAGAAGGTGTAAAGTACAGTACTGTAGATTCGTACAAGCTTATCTCTAAGTATTCAAAGAACGACCCTGCTCTACAGGAGGTGACATCTGGACAGGCTCTCATACTTCCCGTCATAGAGGACGTAGATCAGATTTATTTGCTGTCAACAAAGGCTGAGGAGGTGGATGAAGAAGCCGAGAAAACAGACGCTTCCGACGAGTACACTACGTACAAAGGTAAAAAGTACAAGAAAGCAGACCTCATTACAGCCTTGAAGGCTGTAGGAGCAAACGTCAAGTCTAACTCAACAGACGAGACTTTGGTAAAAGCTCTGAACGCTCTTAGCGACGAAGAGGAAGCAAGTGTTCTCGCAGGGTTAACAGAACAGTAAATATTTGAAATAAGACAATTATGAAGACAATTTTGCAAGCGCTGATAGACGAAATCCACTATCCTATACCGATTGGGTTCGTCGAAAACAAAGTGATAGAAAGGCAACTTGATGGTGGAGATTTCTTCACTTTCGAAGTAGCGCAATCGAAAGAGTGGAAGGGAGCGCTTGCAGATTGCCTTTATTCTCTCATACAGGCTGTAAACTTATCTGAGTCAGACAAGAGCATAGGCACACTATCTGACAAGGATAAGGAAAGGCTGTTAGTTCGTATCAATGCACTTTATAAGGCTATTGGTGAAACTCCTGCAATGGGTCAACCAATGGTTTACATAGGATGTTAGAAAATGGCAGTATTGGATTTCTCCGCCCATACATTGGATTATAAAGAGATTGTAGGCGGACATGAAAATGATAATGGAGACTGGGTGCAAGGTTATGAAAAATGGATGGAGAACTATTGTAAGTGCGACATTGTTCCTGCAGGAAAGGCAAATGTTATTACAATACCAGACGGCTCTACACAAAACTATTCTTACACCATCTACAACTTGCCAAGAACGTGTAAAGAATTTAAGTATGGAGACACTATCAGAATCAAGCTCTTAGGTAAAGTTCTCAGAGAGTTTAAAGTACTTGGGTTCCATCGCTATCAACTGCAATGTAAAATTTGGATATAATGGGAGCGCGACTTGTAAATACTCAAGATGGCATTAAACGTTTCTTTGACGATGCTTTTGAAGTTATCAGAAAGGAAATTATTATTGCTTTCTCAAAATTAGGAGAAGAGTCTACAGCAAGAATCCGTGATCGCTCAGCAGAAGAAAGTTGGATAGACCATACCTCTAACCTCAGAAGTTCTATAGGATATGCCATATACGACCATGGCCTAAAGTCCATAGAGTCGACCTTTGCCACTCTGGGAAGTGGCGCAGAGGGTTCTTCAGAAGGAAAGAAAATGGTTCAAGAACTCGCTTCGGAATACTCCAAGGTGTTTGCATTAGTAGTAGTAGCTGCTATGAACTATGCAGACTTCGTAGAAGCCAAAGAAAACAAAGATGTGCTTGCGTCCACTGAGTTATGGGCACGTTCTGTAGTAGACGGAAAACTCAAACTCGCCTTGGATAAAGCAATAGGAATAATCAACAAGATGAAACTATGAAATCAGACATAGACATTAAAGACGACGGCATAAAACAAAACACACATCAATCACATAAAGCACAAGTAATCAAGAGATTTAGAAGTCTACACCAACAATAGTAAATTTGTCATTTTGTGTTACTTTGCTTATATTTGTTGGTAGTAATTTGTTACTCTAAATATAATAATTTGAAAACTATGGATAAGAAAAAAATTAAAGAGCCAGTCAGACTAAGAGAGAAAGAGTTGAGCAATGGCAATATTTCATTGTACTTGGATTGCTATGATAATGGCAAACGCAAGTATGAGTTTCTACGTTTGTACCTCATTCCAGAAAGGACGAGAGAGGATAAGCTGAAGAACGAATATACCCTACGTCTCGCAAACGCTGTCAAGGCAAAGCGTATCATCGAAATGCAAAACAATAAGTTCGGTTTCTCCAATGCGGGCATAAATCGAGAAGCAGATTTCTTCCTCTACTTCGACAAACACGCCCAAGAGCATGGACGCAACAAGAAATGCGTGCGTAAGAAGCTCAAAGAGTTCTGGCACAAAGAGAAGCTTCCATTCAAATTCATTGACAAGGATTTTGTGTTGCAATTCTTAGCCTTCCTACGAGAGCATAAATTCAAGGGGTTCAACGATAGCTGCAAACCTCAGTATTTAGCCAAGAACACTATACTGATATACTTCCGATTCTTTTCTGCCGTACTCAACCAAGCAGTAAGCGACAACATCTTGGATTTCAATCCTGCCGAGAAGATAGACCCCAAAATCAGGCCTAAGGGAGAGAGTAGCCACAGAGAGTTTCTGACAGAAGAAGAACTTGTTACATTAGCATCCACACCAACCATCTACAAGCATACATCTACCATCTTTCTGTTTTCGTGTCTCACTGGACTACGTTTCTGCGATGTCACCACCCTCAAATGGGAAAACCTCATACCAACTGACGCAGGAGGTTACAGATTGGTTCTCATTCAGAATAAGACCAAGGTACGCTTGGAGTTCGAACTTCCACAGTCGGCATTCAACCTTCTACCGAAAAGAAGTGCAATCTCAAAACCTACAACGAAGATATTCGGAAAAAAGCATGACGATTCTGTCGTCAACATTCAGTTGAGAAAATGGGTTGCTGATGCAGGAATCAACAAGCATGTCTCATTCCATGTCTCACGGCACACATTTGCCACCCTCATGCTTGCCAAGGGGGCAGATCTTTACACCGTCAGCAAGTTATTAGGGCACACCAGTATAAACAACACCCAGATATATGCCAAGGTCGTGGACGAAGCAAAAATGAAGGCTTTAGACCTACTTCCGAGCCTCAACACGGAAAAATGAAAAATTTTCGAAAATTTTAGTTGTTAAAAGTATTTGTTTTTCAAATATTTTCGTATCTTTGCAATATCAAATTACAAACAAATAGTAACAAACAAAATTAATGTCTATGAATCAAAACGATTTCATTGAAATTGAGCAGAGAGCAAATGAGCTTGGCTCTCCTGCAGCAAAAATTATCCTCATCCTCACTAACGAGGTCAAGGAACTTGCAAGTAAGGTTGGCAAGGCGTTTTTCAATGTCAAAGAAGCAGCCGAGTACACGGGGGTATCAAGACAGCTCATCTATAAGGCTGTAAGAAATAGAGAAATTGCCTACTCTCAGCCAAGTGGCAAAGGAGGTAGTTCCAAATTGTTCTTCAAACGTTCTGATTTGGATGCGTATTTATCACGCAACTACACTCCTGCCAATGCTGATGTAGAAGCAGAAGCAGCCGACTGGATTTAAATCTTATTCTCGTATGAAGATGTACGACACCCAATGTTGAACGTAAGCACTTACTCACTTCACATTAGAACAAGAACACTATGGCAAACGAGAGCAATGAATCGGCAAGTTTCAAAAGACTAAAGACATCTTTTAAGGCACTTACAGCCGAAGAACGATTAGATTTTCTAATTGATGTCGAATGGTGGATTAAAAGCGGTACTCCTCCTCGCCTAACAGGAAATCCCTTGTTAGTTTGGCTTCAAATGAAGTCAATACTTGACGAGAAAGCCAAGAAACAAGAGAGACTACAAATGGTTTGTTTTTATTCGTCTGAAGACATGCGAGAACCTCTAAAAAGAACAGAATTATCATGACAAAGGACGAAAAGAAAGGAAGTTTCATTCTATATGACATTCACTATCAGACCATTGAAAACCTTGGTTTGAGCCGTGAAGAGAAAGGGGATTTGTTCGATGCAATCTTCCAGTATCACATGAATGGAACAACAGAGGTTGAATTGTCAACACTGGCATTTGCAGCATTCCAATTCATCAAAACCCAAATAGACAGAGACACCGCTCGCTACAAAGAAGTCTGCGAACGCAGAAGAATGAACGGTGCAAAAGGTGGAGCACCCAAGGGCAACACTAATGCAAAGAAAGCAGACGGAGAGCCTACTGTAAAGTCAGAAGAAGACAATGAGCATGGTGATGAAACCTTGAAAACCGAAAACAACCAAAACAAGCAAATGGTAGTTTTTCAACCAAAACAACCAAAATCAACCAAAACAACCTGTAATGAGAATGAGAATGAGAATGACTATGGTGTTACTAACGTAACATACATAAAAGAATATAAAGAAGAGACAAGCTCTTCTATGTCATTTGACGGAGCAAATGACGCTCTGCACCCGTCTGAGAAAGAAGAGAGTGTCAAGGTAGCTATGGTGAAAAAAGAGTGCGACATTGATTTTAATAAATTGGCTGAATACTTCAACTCCAAACTTCCAAGCAATGGTATGCCACAAGTGCGTAGAATTACGCCAAAGCGCAAGGCGGCAATCTTAGCACGAGAGAAAGAGCATGGGAAGAATGCCATAATCCAAGTTATAGACAATGCCACGGAATCCTCATTCCTCAACGGAGATAATAACAGGGGGTTTGTAGCCTCCTTTGACTGGATATTCCGTCCCAATAACTTCCCTAAGGTATTGGAGGGTAACTATGCGAGGAGAACCACAAATGGACAGTTTGGCAATGGAGCGTTAGGAAGGATAAACGACGCAATGACATTAGCTGAAAGCCTTTTAAACCAATAAAGCCCTACAAATGGCTAAAATTCTGTATTCCTACACACATACACCCTTTCGATAAAAAGCCGTCAAAACGAAAAAAAAACGGCTCTATGCTAAAAAATAGTTACACCCAACAACCCAAGTTTTAAAATATGGCATTGAAATTCGTCATAAACGAAACAGAAGAAGGAAATATTCACTTCAAAATAAAAGGACATGACATAGAATTAGCACCTCATGCAGCAGGTGCTTTATGTAACAGTCTTGCAGAATTTCTCACAGAAAAAAGATTCCCGATATATCCAGTAACAACATTCTACTACTGGTATCACAAAAGGATGCGAGGAGAACGTCTGCATCTTACGCCAGGCCAGAAAGAAGCGTATGAAAAATTCTGCAAGAAGAAGCGAGAGGAAGCAAAACAAAAATGGAGGTCATTATGAAACTAAGAGAATATCAAAATACAATATCCAACCAAGCTGTTGAGAAACTGCACAACTTTGGTTGCTGCTATCTCTCAATGGAGTGCAGGACCGGCAAAACCATCACTGCCCTTGTCACTGCTGCGAGGTTTGGAGCAAAGAGCGTGCTTTTCGTAACCAAACTAAAGGCGATAGGTTCTATAGAGAGTGATTATAAGCTACTCCATCCCTCCTACTCCATCCAAGTAGTTAACTATGAGAGTGCGCACAAGGCAGAGGGTGATTTCGACCTTATCATCTTGGATGAAGCCCACTCATTGGGAGCATACCCTAAACCATCCAAGCGCGCAGAGACACTGAAAGCGCTCTGTAAGGGCAAAACTATTCTCTACCTATCGGGAACACCATCCCCCGAAAGCTATTCGCAGCTGTACCATCAGTTCTACGTTTGCGAGCACTCACCATTCAAGGATTTCAAGACATTCTACAAATGGGCTAAGGCTGGCTTCGTTCACATCAAGCAGAAGAAATTAAATGGCTACCTCATCAACGACTATTCGGATGCCAACAAACAGAAAATAGATCAGTACACCAAGGATTTGTTTATCTCATACTCGCAAGAGCAAGCAGGCTTCTCAACCAACATCATAGAGCACATAGAGAGCGTGAAAATGCTACCACAGACCAAGAATCTTTGTGATGCGCTGAAAAAAAACAAGGTCGTACAGAAGAACGGAGTAACAATTCTTGCCGACACTCCTGCCAAGATGCTGTTGAAACTCCATCAGATTTCATCTGGCACCGTCATAGACACAGAGGGAACACACAGAATCTTTGACTACTCCAAAGCTGAGTATATTAAAACTCACTTCCAAGGCAAGAAAATAGCATTGTTCTATGTGTACCAATCCGAGGAGAAACTTCTAAAGCAAGCGTTCCCGAACTGGACCGAATCGCCTGATGACTTTCAGAAATCAGAAAGCAAAGTATTCATTTCCCAAGTCCGCAGAGCAAGAGAGGGCGTTCGGTTGGATAGTGCCGATGCGCTCATCTACTACAATATGGAATATTCCTACCTCTCGTATGAGCAAGGAAGAAACCGTCTTGTGTCGAAAGAACGCACAACACCTGCAGATGTTTACTTTCTTTGTTCAGATTGCGGAATAGAGCAGGACATCATGAAAGCAGTCAGAAACAAGCAGAACTTCACTTTATCATACTATAATAAGAGAAAGAAATCATGCCAAACAGCATTCCCTCCAATCCGAGATTGGAATCCGTCATTCAGTCTTCGCTGATCAAGAAGTATGAGAGTCAAGGTTACATGGTGGTAAAACTCATACTAACAAATAAGTCTGGCATTCCGGACCTACTGCTTCTGAAAGATGGCAAGGCTTCATTCGTGGAAGTAAAACGCCATAGACAGAAACCAAGACCATTGCAAGAATATCGTATCAATGAACTTCGTAGTCTCGGATTTGAAGTCCATGTAGAAAATGGAACTTGACAGATGTACAAATGGAACAATTCTCATGCGTGAGGTCAAATAAAGACCTTACAGCGAGTTCATACAGCAAAAACAATAAATTATACCATTCAAATAAAAAAAATAACTTATGAACAAAAAAAACGAAGAAATCCAAAAGAAGTTTGTGGATGCAATAGTAGAAGCACCCATAGAGTTTAATTTGGAAGGTAAATATTTCTGCATATACCCAAAGTGTTTCGGTGTAAATGCCTTGGTGAACAATATCCGTAGGCACTTGGATATAAGCGAAGAAAATGTGCAGATAAACCCAATTCTTGAATGTCTGCGCATTTGCCAAGAAAAAAGGTCGCTTGTACTTCGGTTAATCACATTATGTACCTGCAAAGGACAAAAACAAATCACTAATGCGGCTTTCATAGAAAAAAGAATGAAGTTCTTTGATGAACACATGGAAGAAAGCGATATGGCAAATCTATTGCTCCACTGCCTACAAGATGATAGCGAAAAACTTGCGACTTTCATGGAAGAACTTGGAATAAACGAACAACTTAAAAAGAAAAAAGCTATTATAGAAGCAAAAAGTAAGAATCAATGCAATCAAGTAAGCTATGGAGGTGTTACCCTTATGGGAAGCATTATTGGATGGTTTTCAGAACGCTTCGGATGGACTGCAGACTATATTATTTATGGAATTAGCTATGTAAATCTGATGATGATGTACTATGACCATTTTGAAAGCGTATATCTCACAGAAGAAGAAGTAAAGAGACTGCCAGTTAAAATGCGATTGCCAAAAGAAGAAATAATAGATGGCAATGATTATAATGCAATCATGAAGGCAGTAAAAGAATCCGAAGAAAACCCATTATAAGAAGAAAACCCATTTTATAAATAGAGCATTTATTACGATTGGTTCTGTCACGTGCATCTTCAAAAACAAGAAAAATCGTAATAAAATGGGAACATTAAAATTTGAAATAACTGGAACGTGCGAGAGTTTGAAAAATGCGCTACGAGACGCACAAACGGCATTTCACACCACCGCAGACGCTGCAGAGCAGCAAGGACAGAGAATTGATGCCTTGCTTGGCAAACTGAAAGAAACAGCAGCAATGATAGGCGTAGGCTTCGGAGTAAAAGAGTTTGGAAGAAAGGTCATGGAGGTTAGAGGTCAATTCCAACAGTTGGAAATGGCTTTTAACACCATGCTCCAAAGTGAGAGCAAGGCGAATGACCTTATGAATCAATTAGTACGAACAGCTGCTACAACTCCATTCGACTTGCAAGGTGTCGCTGAAGGAGCAAAGCAACTACTTGCCTATGGTACATCGGCAGAAGAAGTGAATGGTACACTTGTACGCCTTGGAGACATAGCAGCCGGGCTTTCAATTCCTCTGAATGACCTCGTTTGGCTGTATGGAACAACCATGACCCAAGGTAGAATGTTTACCCAAGACCTACGACAATTCCAAGGAAGGGGTATTCCTATCGCTGAAGAGATAGCCAAAATCAAGGGTGTGGCTGTAGATGCCGTTGGAGAGCTCGTAACAGCAGGCAAGGTTACATCAGACGTAGTAAAGCAAGCCATTGAGAACATGACTGCAGAGGGCAGTAAGTTCGGTGGCTTAATGGAAGCACAGAGTCATACAATAACTGGTCAGATAAGCAACATCGAAGACTCTATAGACATGATGTTCAACTCCATAGGTCAAAAATCCGAAGGTGTTATCAACACCACACTTAGCGGAGTTTCGTATGTTATTGACCATTGGGAACAGGTCGGAAAGGTAATTCTCACCGTTGCCACGGCATTTGGAACTTACAAGGCTGCGTTGCTTGCTGTCATTGCTGCGCAGAAGATTGTAGCGATGGCAAAGACCGCAGAAGCCTTTATCTCACTTGCCAAAGGTATCACCACGGCCAAGGATGCGATGCTTCTCTTCAACATTGCAACCAAAGCCAACCCTTTGGGACTTATACTCGGCATCATAGCCTCAGCCGCAGCAGCCTTTGCTCTCTTTGGTGACAGCACAGACGAAGCAACTGAGAAGCAGGAGAAGTTTGGAGAGAGCGCAGACAAGGCGGCTGAAAAGGCAGAATCTCTCTTTGCAATTCTCCAGTCAGCCTCATCAACAAGCAAAGTACACAAGGATGCTTTGAACGAGCTTAAAGGTATTGCTGATGAATATGGCATTACACTAAGCAAGGAAGGAGATTTGACCCAACAGCTCATAGAGAAGAAAGAAGCCCTTATCGGTGTCATTCGTGAGGAAGCGATAGAACGCCAGCGTGCCAATGACATAACCGATGCGTCTGATGCCTATCAGAAGAATATCCAAGATCTGAAAGACAAGATAAAAGACAGTCTTTCTGATGATTTTTCCGATATGCAGAAGAACCAACTTGTGAACCTCATATCGGAAGAAGATATTAAGAAAATCACGGAAGCCTACAAAGCGATGATTAATGCACAAAAGAAATCAGTTGAACTCACTGGCTCTTGGAACTCTCGTTTTTCTACAGAACAAATAGGAACATACAATAAAACAATATCAGACCTTGCCGAAAAGGTAGGAGTGTATAGCAAAGCACTCGGTGTTAGCGAAAGATCTGCCAATGCCGCAAAGCGAGCAATTAAAAACAACGGAATGGCACTTGCCACTACTCGCAAGGAATATGACGATACCATCAATGCAACAAATAAAGCTGCCGCAGCAGCACAAAGTGCAGAAATGGCTACTGATGGACTTACAGAATCACAAAGAAGCCTGTCAGACAAAACAAGAATGGCAAAAGAAAATGTGAACGACCTTGCCAACGAGATAAAGAAGATGATAGAGACATACAACAATTCCAACATCAACATTAAAATCTCGTATGAGGAGTTGAACACTCCTCCTACATGGATGCAAGGTGTGGCACAGAAGATGTCGTCAGACCAACTGAAAAACCTTGCATCCATGCACCAGTCAAGAGCGAACCGTATGCGCAGCCACAAAGCGCAAACAGGACGTGCCCTTGTAATGAAGAACCAACAAGGCTATTACACAAATGAGCGTGAGGAGCAAGTTATGGCAGGTCAGTATGCCATTCTTGCCCAACATAAGAAAACAGATGAGGAAAACGCTCGCAGGGCTGCGGAGGAAGCAAAAAAGAAGAAAACCAAATCCACAACAAAGAAAGTAGACAAAAAGCAGCTGGAGCAGCAGCAAAAAGACTATGCCGCCTTGTTAAAGAAGAATGAGCAAGAACGGAAGCGTGAAGCCGAGGACTTAGCTTTCTCTACAACAGAAGCCGAGATTGCCGCAATGAAGGACGGAACAGACAAAACCATTGCCCAAATAAACCTTGACTTCAAGAAAAAGGAAGCCGAGATAAACCGTTCCTATGAGGACTTGAAGCAGCAGAAGATTGACAAGGCGAGAGAGTTATGGAAAGCAAACCCGAAGAACAAAGACAAGGTATTTGACGAAAAAACTGTTGACACCTCATATTCCAAAGCAGAGACGGACAATTATAATGCCCAACTCAAAGCCAACCAAGAGGAACACGATAGAGCCCTTGCCGAGGAGTTCGCCAAAGAACACCAAGCACTGAATGACTATCTGAAGGAGTATGGCGACTACCAACAGAAAAAACTTGCCATTCAGCAGGAATACGCAGAAAAGATTGCCAAAGCACAAACACAAGGCGAGAAAATGTCGCTGCAAGCAGCTTTGGATAAATCCTTGTCAGATTTGTCAACCTCGGAACTGAAAGCAAGTATAGACTGGGAAGGTGTCTTCAATGACCTTGACAGTGTATCGTTGGAATACCTACAGAAGCTAAAAAAGCAGTTGCAAGGCATGCTGTCTGCAAAGGACATCACGGCAGAAAACGCCCAGGTTCTTGCTGCCCAAATCAACAAAATTGACGCTCAAATCACCTCGAAGAAAAGCGAGTGGAAATCTGCATTTGGTCTTGTCATTCCCGAGTTGGAGAAGATACGCCAGTTGGAAAAGGAATCAGCCGATGCACAAGACGAAGTCGTGAGAGCCACTAAGGAATACAACGACTCTCTGAAAGAAGTGGAACAGACGCAGCAATCCATTGTTGACCTGCTTTCGCAGAACGGCATACAAGCAAAAACTTCTGACATCACCTCACAGAATAGCCAAGGATATATTGACCAATTTTCAAGCGCAGGAAAGGACACAAAGGAACTTACGGACCTGTTCTCCAAGTTAGGGGAAAAAGAGCGAGGATTGACAAAAAACACGCAAACTCTCAATACTGCTACAACGAAAGCCGGGCAAGCGGCAGCAAAGGCTGGTGGTAGTTTCGCATCAACCGTTGCCATTATTGATGAAGTTATCCAAAAGATCAATAAGAATGTACAATCAGCAGTCGGACTTGTGGACGAGTTGGGTATGGCTGACACTAAGTTCGGACAAGGCTTAAGTTCATTCGCACAAAGCAGTCAGTATGCAACAGAAGCGTGGAACAGCCTAAAGAGCGGTGACTTTGCAGGAACTGCAAAAGGTGTTCTTGGCTCTCTCCGTACTCTTGGTGACGCCCTTGGTGATTGGGGTATATCAGGATTTGGTAGCAGTGATACAAGCCTTGCAAAAGATATTGAGAGATTAACTGCAAGCAATGAGAACTTACAAAAGTCCATTGATGTATTGTCCGACAAAATGGATAAGGCAACCTCTATGTCTGAAATCACACAGACGTCTGAGCAACAGAAGAAATATCTTGAGCAATCCATCAAGAATACTCAAGAAATGATGAGCCGTGAGGGTAAGGTTTACTCAAATGGTTTTCTTGGTATCGGTGGCAGTAAATCGTCTAACTATAAAATAAACAAAGCTGTTTCATCCTCAGAATGGGAGCGAGTAAGTTCTATTGTAGGACGTTCAGTCAGAAGCGCAAGCGATTTTTGGAACTTGACAAGTGAAGAAATGGCTAACGTGGCTGCTTATGCCGGAGACATATACGACAAGATAAAGCAACACGCAGACGACGGCAAAGGGAATGCTGCCCAGTACATGGATACTTACATTAGCTACTATAAGCAGTTGGAGGAGTTGGAGAATACACAGAGAGAAAAAATGACTAACATTTCTTTCGATAATGTGAAGAGCGAGTTTTCCGACTTGCTGTCTGACATGAACTCCGAAACGGAAGATTTCACGAATAACTTTGAGGATATGATGCGGAATGCTATTATCAACTCTCTTATGGTCAGCAAGTATAACAAGATGTTGGAAGATTGGTATAAGGCATTCTCCAAGGCTATGGAGGACGACACCATTACTGAGACCGAGAAAAACAACCTCAAAAGCCAGTACGACAGCATTGTTGCCGATGCAAAAAGTGAACGTGATACTCTGATGAAAACGCTTGAACTTGACACAACAAGCAAAAGCCAATCTGCCACAAGTGGTGGATGGCAGTCAATGGGTCAAGAAACGGCAGACGAACTGAACGGACGTTTCACAGCTCTACAGATAGCGGGAGAGCAAGCAAAAGTAAACACTGACTTGATTGTGGTTGCTGTTAATACTCTTGTAGCCAAAACCGACGAGAATTTCGTCTCTGTGTCAGAAATAAGAAATATGATGATAATGACTAACAGCTATCTGGAAGGCATCAAGAATTACAACAAGCTCATCTACGAGCAGTTTGGTAGCAAGCTGGATGAAATTAACAAAAGATTAACGCAAATTTAAGTAACAGGTACAACAGATCATTAAAAACGCTGCGTTATTCTATATTTGTGTGCAAAATAATTAAAAAAGTGTGGATTTAAGATACAAATCCACACTTTTTAAGAAGTTAAATATATTTGTATGACAAATATTTAGTATCTTTGCATACGAAGAAATTAATGTCGTATAAACTTATAACCACAAGTATATGAAGAAAATATTAGTTATTGCTCCTCATGGTGACGATGAAGTCCTTGGTTGTGGTGGTTACTTATTACAGCAATCAAAAGAAGGAGCAGAAATACACATCATACTTGGAACAATCGGAGGAACAGACAAAAGACAATCATTTGCTGTTCGTCTGATTGAAAGCAAGGCTGTAGCTAAACGTATAAAAGCACATCTTGTTTACTTATACCCCAATATGGATGCACTTTTAGATACGCTTCCCTCTCGTGACATAATAACAAGACTTGACGAAGAAATAGACAAAGTCCGTCCCGATGAGATATTCGTCAATTACAGAAGCCATCACCAAGACCATATCAAAATGTATGATTGTGCAATAGCTTCCATCCGTCTGCGTGAGGGATATTCCCCAAGATTGGTGGCTCTTTATGAATATCCGTTCGTCACCGATGGCATGGACTTGATAAAAGGAGGTAAGATGTACTGTAATATCACTGATGTTATAGATGAGAAAGTAGCATTATTCAATCTATACGCAAGTCAGATACGGCAAACGCCATCACCTCTCAACGAGCAAGGTATAAAAAAACTCGCATCTATACGTGGTATGGAGTGCGGTATGGAATATGCGGAAAAGTATTACATTCAAAAAATGATTTTATGAAAATAGTTACTATACATCAGCCAGAGCATTTGTCCTATCTCGGTTTTTTCCACAAGGTATCAATGGCAGATACACTTGTGCTTCTTGACAATGTGCGGTACGAGAAAAACTACTTTCAGAACCGCAATAAAGTCAATACAAGCGCAGGAGTGAGATATGTTACAGTGCCTGTCACAAACACCCATACTGACATTTCAGAAGTTCTGATAGCTGACAATTACGAGTTTGTCTGTAAGAAGAACGCAAAGACCATAGAGCAAGCCTACAGCAAATGCCCTTATTGGAGCAAGTACGGAAATTCTTTCTTGGATATATATACGGACTATGACGTATACCTGTCACTTTACAACGAAAGGCTGTTAAAATTTATCCTCAATGCTCTTGCAATAGATGTGGATTTAATAAAAGCCAGCAGCCTCAATGTGATCGGAGCAAAGACGGAACTTCTTGCATCCATACTCACAAACGTCGGAGCAGACAAGTACATATCGGGATGCAGTGGTCGTGACTATTTGAAACTTGAAAAGATGCCTGTGCCAGTCGAATTTCAGCAGTTCGCTCATCCTATATACACGCAGTGGGGAAAGACGGAATTTCAGCCTTGTATGAGTGTAATTGACGCTTTGTTTAACGTCGGGTCTGATATAATGAACATTATAAAATCGTGCAACAATGGGAAAGGAAGATAAAACGACAAATGGGATGGTTGTCCATTACATGAACATAGAAGAATTGATACCTGCCGACTACAACCCTCGGAGAATCACTCCCGAAGATAGACGGAACATAAAGGATAGTCTTGAGAAATTCGGCTTCGCCGAGCCTGTGATTATCAATCAAAATCCACAACGTAAGAACATCATCGTGGGAGGACACCAACGTGTGACCGTAGCAAAGGAAGAACTCGACTATAAGGAGGTGCCTTGTGTCTTTGTGAACCTCGACTTAAAAGAGGAGAAAGAGCTGAATGTACGCCTCAACAAGAACCAAGGAAGATGGGATAATGACAAACTGCAGGAACATTTCAATTTCGATTTCCTCAAAGACATTGGCTTCACTAATTCTGATTTGAGTTTTTGGCTGTCTGACTACGCCAAGAAGTTCAACAGTATTACAAACAACAACTGCGATATGCCAGTAGTACCAAAGTTCTCTGAGAAGTATGCCTGCGTAGTCATTATCTCTACAAATGAAATTGATACTTCATACCTCAAGACTGCATTGAAAATAGACAAATGCAAGTCCTACAAAAACTCACGGACAGGAGAGGGAATGGTTATCAGTGTTGAACACTTCAAAAAAGCTATAGATGGCAGTAAAGATTGAAATCGTCATTCCCTCAATGGGTCGAGCCGATAGAGTGATAACTAAAGATTGCATCACTCATGGCATACTTTGTGTTCCCGAGAGCGAAAAACAAGCCTATGAGGAGCACAACCCAGGCATGAATATACTTACCCACCCCGACAGTTTGAAAGGTCTTGCCTTGAAGCGCCAGTTCATCTATGAGCATTATCCAAACTCGTTCCAAATAGACGACGATATAAAATCCATTAATCGCCTATATACGGAGAGCGGAGAGAAAACCTCATTATCGGCAGAAGAAGCCTATGATGTCATTCAGTTCGTTGGCAACATGGCGAAGTTGGCTGGATGCTATTTGTTTGGTCTGAACCACAACGGCAACCCTTTGGGGTATCATGAGTTTCGTCCTATACGATTGACCGGACCACTCAACGGCTGCATTGGTCTGCTTGAAGGGAGCAAGCTCTATTTTGACAAGAGAGCTGTCGTGTCCGAGGACTACTGGATTGCGGCATTGAACGCATACCACCACAGAATGATGTGGATTGACGAGAGGTTTTCAATAGTAGGCACAGACACATTCCATAATAGCGGTGGATGCTCCAACTACCGAACATTGGAGCAAGAAGCCGAGGATACAATGTTTCTCCGTAAAACTTTCGGAGAGTGCATCACCTTGAAAAAAGACACCTCCATAGCAAAACGGAAGCATCCATATCAACGTGGATTAAATATTCCGTTCTAACAAGCTGATTTTCAGAAAATTTGCTTGCGCATTTCAAATATTCAGATTACGTTTGCACCAGTAAAACAATATAACATACTGAATATGAGTACATTTCAAATGAAACCAACGAAGCACGGCTACAACTTCTTTGAGGTTGCCAGTGCTTTTCAAAAGTCCATCAGAAGATGCGACGAGAAGCAAGCAATGTTTTGGGCTGTAGAACTCTATGAGAGCGGCTATCAGCGTTATGCGTGGAAACGCATGCTTATTATGAGTTGCGAGGACTGCGGACTTGGTGAACCAACCACAAACACCATCATCTTCAATCTGAAGCAGACATACGACTATCTTGTATCACTGAAAGAGCGGTCGTTGCCCGAAAAGTTGCCATTCACCCAAGCTGTTCTCCAACTGGTTCACTCACGCAAGTCACGATTTGTTGACCTTGCTATCTCTGTCTACTGGCAAGAGAACGCTACCAAGCATTACGATATGCCAGACTATGTATTTGATATGCACACGCTTCGTGGCAAGCAAATGGGACGTGGACTTGACCACTTCTATGCCGAAGCCGCAAAGATAAACAATGCGAACAAAATGCCAAATGAGGAAGCCTTTGAGCAGATTGCAATGGAAGCAGACAAGGCAGCCATACACCCTCAATACAAGGAGAACATTAGTTGTACTAAGAAAGAATCTGATGCCCTTGCACAAGGCAACCTCTTTGAGCAGCAGTAATTCGCTCAAATAAGATTCATACATGAACAACAAACAACCACTCACCAAAAAGCAGAAAGAGTTTCTGAAAGCTTTTGATGGTGTCGCAGGTAATATTTCTATGGCTTGCAGACAAACAGGCATAAAAAGCAGAACAACTTTCTATCGTTGGATGGAGAATGACGAATTTAAGGATGCGGTTGAGAATGTCAACGAGAGTTTTATAGACTTGGCAGAATCTCAACTGCGTTCTGCCGTTGCATCAGGAAACCTCAATGCTGTATTCTTCCTTCTAAAGACAAAAGGAAAGAGTCGAGGTTATACAGAAACCGTAGAACAGAATGTAAATATAAACAGTTTTGAACAGTTAATGAAAGATTTCGCCAAAGAAGAAGATTAATGGTAAGTAGTAAAGTCGCACTTCGCAAGATGAGAGAATGGCATGATGATTGGTGTACATTCGCCAAAGATGTACTACATGCTCGCCTTGACGAAGAGCAAAAAGCGATACTGCGGTCTGTGCAACATAACAAAATGACTGCGGTAGCCAGTGGCACAGCGAGAGGTAAAGATTATATCGCTGCCTGTGCCGCTATGTGCTTTATGTACCTTACTCCAAAATTCGACAAGAGCGGTAATTTAAGTGAGAATACAAAAATAGCCATGACTGCACCTACAGGTCGTCAAGTCACAGATATTATGATACCCGAAATATCTCGTCTTTTCAAAAAGGCAGGATTTCTCCCCGGCAGACTTCTCTCAACAGGTATTCGTACAGACTATGAGGAGTGGTATCTCACTGGCTTTAAGTCTGCAGAAGACAACACAGAGGCATGGTCCGGATTTCATGCCGTAAACACCATGTTCATCGTAACCGAAGCATCGGGTATCTCTGATATTACATACAATGCAATTGAAGGCAACCTACAAGGTAATTCTCGGCTTTTGATAGTATTCAACCCTAATATCACTACTGGCTATGCAGCAAGAGCTATGAAATCAAGTCGCTTCTCTAAATTCCGACTTTCTTCTCTCAATGCAGAAAACGTGGTAAGCAAGAAAAATATTATACCAGGCCAAGTGGATTACGAATGGGTGAAAGACAAGGTGGAAGCGTGGTGTACGATGATACCACACAATGAATTTGATGAAGGTCGCGGAGATTTCAAATGGGAAGGTGGCAGCTACACGCCCAACGACCTATTTCGTGTAAAAGTTCTCGGTATGTTTCCGAGAGTTTCCGAAGACACACTCATACCTATGGAATGGGTAGAATTAGCCAACAAACGATGGCGAGAATTGCAAGATGAAGGTTATGTAACCAAAAGACATCTTCGTCTTGGTGTAGACGTTGCAGGAATGGGACGAGATAGATCTTGTTTCGTGGCTCGCTTCGACAATTATGTTTCTGAAATAAAGTGCCATAATTCGAGAGGAACAGCGGACCACATGGAAGTTGCAGGTATTACACGAAGTTACCTCATGTCTGACAAAAAAGCAAAGGCTTTCATTGATACTATTGGAGAGGGAGCAGGAGTTTATTCAAGACTGGTCGAACAACAATGCTCAAACGCTTACTCATGCAAGTTTTCAGAAAGTGCAAAGAACCTACACGATGTGACACACTGCTATACATTTGCGAATATGCGAGCATATCTGTTTTGGTGTATACGTGATTGGTTAAATCCGAAAAATGGATTTCAGCCAGCTTTACCTCCCGATGATGAACTGATGCAGGAGTTGACTGAGCCACATTGGAAATTCCAGTCTGACGGGAAAATAATCATTGAGTCGAAAGATGAAATAAAGAAACGTCTAAAACGTTCTCCAGATAAAATGGATGCACTTGCCAATACTTTCTATCCGCATGATTACGACCACTGGGACGATGAGCGACTTTTGCAGAGTTTATTGTAATTTTTTCATATAATTGTAACTAACAAGCTATTGCTTGGAGACTGCATCCGTTCGTGAGAATAGATTCAGTTTTTTATTTTATTAAATAAATCTTAAAAATCCGTTTTAATCAAACTTTTTCAGATTAAAAACTTGCGTATAACCTTTTATCATCGTACGTTTGCATTGTCAAAAACAAAACAATGTCTAACACATCAAATAAAACGATTATGAAGATTATCACCAAGGAAGAAAGATTTCTCAATGTAGTGGAACAATACAAAGAGAATCTGAAAAACGGCATAAATACCTCACTAAAATCAGAGTGTATCAAAGCTCATGTGAGTCATACTATATTTTTCAAATGGGCAAAAGCGCAGAACATTGACGGCAAACAGATAGCCAAGGAAATTCAACTCCAAACAAGCCAAAACAACCAAGTGGTAGAAGAAACAACCCAAAACGAACCCACTCATACTCCCAAGCCTTACCAAGTGAACGCCAACATAAGAACCGCATTCCGCCACAAGGTGGTCGCAAAGGCGATGGAATGCCGCCAACTGATGATAAACTATCTGAAAAAACAATACGAAGGTATTACAAGCCTCAACTGGAACGATATAGAAGATGCTATCGAAGATGTCTACTTTCGTTTGCTTACAGAACCCTCCACGCTCAAAATAGACATCGAGGATGAAAGCAAATTCCGCACTCTAATGTGCATCAAAGCTAAGCAAAGCATGATGAACCTACGCAAGAAAAATAAGGCAAAAAGTAGATGTACAACCGATGTAGCCGCATGGTCAAACATTCTCCCCTCTACCTATCCAAGTCAAACACAAAAATTAGAAATAGATGATTTGGAGCATATCGTAAACGATATTGTAGCAACATTCCCCAAAGAAGCGCAGCAAGTACTTATTCTACATTATAACGGAACAAAAGCAAGAGATGTGATGAAGGAGCTGCACATGAATACTTCAGATTATCACAAGTCGTTGCAGAAATACACAGAAACTGCTCAAATGATGGTTGCAGAGAAAATGTGTTCCTATGGATTCGCTTTTTAACAGGTCGTAAATTAACGTTTCTGACGAAGCCAAATAAAAAGAGCTTACTTAATATATAAAATTCACTTCCACAAGCCTCAACAGTAAAACAAACGCTTGTGGGAGTGTGTTTACTATATAAAAATGGGAGCTATCTTCGCAGACAACTCCCCAACACGCCATAATATGTTCGTCAAAACAAAAACAATTCAAATAAATCGTTATGAATACAGCGTGTTTATTGAGTGCAAAGGTACTAATTTACTATCAAATAACAACATCTAAAATGAACTTTATAATTTTAGTCTGTTGTGTCATTAGTACAATATCCAAGAGCAACTGCGATGGCGTCCAATGTCGAAGGTCTTGCTTTACCGCTGTGAATGATGCGTGACAAAGACTGCATCGGCAAACCTGCTTTCTTTGCCACTTCTGTAATAGTCAGTCCTTTATCCTTTATCATCTGACCAATTTTCAACGGATTTAAATCGCTATGATCAGAACTTCTCAAACCTCCATTACAATCACCCTCAGAGTTGAATTCAAGGTTTGAAATAGATTCTTTGAAAGGCGATACTTTGTATTTCAATGTCATGTTAGCCACTCTCGTAAGTTCGTTTTGCACCTCATACATTCCATTTTTATTTTTCCAATAAGGAGAAGCCGCCAACACATTATTGTCTACATCAACCGCATAGGCGATTCCGAAAGCATTGCTATTCCCGAAATTTCCAGGAAGATAAGCTCCATAAGCATGTTCTATTCCATTTTTTTTACATAGTACTTGTATATATTCCCTTATCTCTTTCAAATAACGAAACTCAGTAGTTGTCATCTTGGCAGACACACTTTTCGTGGATGTTCTATTATCCACAGACTGGCGCAACTTGGAAATAATAGCCCGCAATTCCTTTGTATCGTCAGCTCTGTATATTTGCCCATCGAAGTCTATCATAGCCGTAAAAATAGATTCTTGAGCCACTGACTGTCCTTCCTTATTCGGCTTGTCCTCGTCGGCAAAAAACTCTGAAACATTACACCTTGCCGCCTTTGCTATTCTGCGCAATGTGTCCGTGTGCATATTGTCCCTACGAATAGCATCCGATAACGTGCCTTTACTTATTCCCATTCTTCGTGCCACCTCGGATAATGACACGTTGTGTTCTTTAAATACTTTCGCTATTTGCATAATGTTCCACATTTATGTTATTCGTACAAATTTACCTTGTTTTCTCCACTTTTCCAAACTTTCGCAGTAAAAAACATATTTCTCTTAAAATAAGTTCCTTTAGAATATAATAAGTTACTAAATCTTAAAAATCCGTTTTAATCAAACTTTTTCAGATTAAAAACTTGCGTACAACCTTTTATCATCGTACGTTTGCATTGTGAAAACAAAACAATGTCTAACACATCAAATAAAACGATTATGATACTAACAACTTCAGATTATATGACCATCGCTTCACAAATTGAAGAAGGAAAAGGTTCAGTAGAGTTTGAGAAAGAAAATGAAATTCTCTTCTTTGACTACTCATACGAGATTGAAGGCTATGTTGAGGACGATTATTTCAACGGCACAGGTGCTTTTGTTGAAACATCATCATCACTTTACATTGAAGGAGTTGAGAGCTTCAACGAGGATGGAGAAGAAACCTCAAATAACTTCAATGAGTCAGAACTTGATAAAATGATTGCATAAATGAAAACATATAATTTCAAATCACAGAAGGAGACCGCCTTAAAGGTCTTGGAACTAACTTTCAACAATGTAGCATTTGTTGTTACTGGTCGTACCCAAATAGTAATAAAAGAAAAATAAAGGAGGTATAATCATGGATAAAATAACATTGAGAAACAACGTAGAATGCACTGGTATGGAGAACATGCGCAGTCAGTTTATCACCATCTGTGAGCAGAAGGCAGTGGATATAGACAAAACTTGTATCAAGCAGAACAAAGAAGATAGAGACTGCGGCGTAATGGTCGGCTATAAGGATAATAACGTCGTGGCGATTGCGCCTTGGCATCGCTTCGTCAAGGAAGAAGACGGCAAGCGTTATTACAAACTTCATACCTCACCATCAAGCAAACAGTTTGACCATCTATTGGAGTCGCTTGGCTGACTGTGGGCACATCGGGAGAATGACTAACACCATTCTCCCGAAACAAAGACCGCACAAGTCAAACAACTCGTAGCTGATGGCAAATTTGCAGACGCTCTATCAATCGTGAAATCATTTCGCATCGGTTTTACTCGTGCTGAAAAACGAACGATCCAAATTGCACACGAATGCCTTGTCGGTCATTATCGTTTCTACATGGATTTGGAAATTGACGTTAATGCGGAAATAAAAAATGCCATCGAAATACTTATAAAACATTTCAAATAAATATATATGTCTGCGTACCTTTAACGCTGTGTTTTATTTCGTGCGTTTTTTTGGAATATTCTCGAAAAAAAAATTTGCGCATAAAAATAAATTTCCGTACGTTTGCATTGTGAAACAAAACATATAACAAATTTAAATTCAAATCGTTATGGACACAATCGACAAAATCGCAATGTACGAAAACAACTGGTTTTCGTTCCTCCGAAAAACATCTAATCTTCCTGATGGATATTCTACGGGTGACGAAAACAATTCGACTTACCGTGCATACTGCAACGTAAAATCTGAAACTTTCAATGGTGAACTTGGCATTTACCTCGTAATCCCCGGTTATTATTATGGGGTGTGGTCTAACCCCGAATCTCCCGAACTTGTGGGAAAAACAAAATACGAAACTGCGGAGGATGCCTACGCTACCATGATGGATATAATAAAATCCAAAAAACTAACCATCGTGAGCGAGTAAAATACGTTTAGCAACATTGAAATATGGACTGCGCTTATTTGAGAAAATGGGCGCAGTTTTTGCGTTGCGCCCAAATCTAATTATATTTCTTTCTTTTCTACCGTTGAAATTATCGCTTCTAACTGGCTTAAACTATCGGCTCGGTACATTTCCCCACCCAAATCAATTAACGCCGTGAAATCTGGCTTACTCGCACTCTCTTTTTTATTCTTCTCGGTTTCCTCATCTGCAAAAAACTCGCTAATGCTGCATCCAACGGCTTGCGCTATTCTGCGCAATGTGTCTACTAACATATTCCCGTGGGATATGGTTGTAGATAATGTACTTTTATTTACTCCCATTCTTTCTGCCACTTCGGAAATCGTAAGTCCATGTTCTTTTATAACCTTTGTTATCTGCATAAATTTCTACCGTTATATAAATTAATATACAAAATTAAATCGAAAAAAACGAAATGCCAAACTTATATGGATTATTTTCCATTATCGTATTAATTTCTTAAAATAAGTTCCTTTAGAACATAATAAGTTACCAAATCTTAAAAATCCGTTTTAATCAAACTTTTTCAGATTAAAAACTTGCGTATAACCTTTTATCATCGTACGTTTGCATTGTCAAAACAAAACAATGTCTAACATCAAATAAAACGATTATGAGTACAACTTTCAAAAACAACATGAGAGATTTAATGAACCTTGCATGGTCATTGGTCAAGAAGAATGGTTTAACCATGAGCGAAGCAATGAAGAAAGCATGGATGAACCTCAAGCTGAAAGCACAGATGAAGAAGCGCATCGTGAAGTTCTACTTTCAGAAAGTAGACGGAACTATCAGAGAAGCCTATGGTACATTGAAGGATTCATTGCTCCCTGTTATCAGCACAAACGACAGAAAGCAGAATTCCACTTGTCAAACATACTGGGACACAGAGAAGGAGGCATGGCGATGCTTCAAGAAAGCAAATCTTGTAAGAATAGAGATGCACTAAGAGCAATTTTTAAAAGTCAGATGCACTAAGAGCAATACACCAACAATCTTAAAAGTATAAACGATGAACTTTATTATCTTATCCCAAGGAGCTGCGGCAGCAATAAATAACCTTATGAACCGTGATAATTTGAACGAAACAAAGGCGATGATCGCAGATGCCATGTCAGAAGCGACGGAACTTACTACCAACTTGGAGGTAGAAGGTTCAATCATAACATTCGTTTTATCCCAGTTTAACAAACTCGTAGAAACACTTTCTACATGCGAAACAAAATAAGAGGAGGAACAGAAAATGAAGAACTATCAAGATATAATTTCAACAGCAATACAAACCATCGCAGAAGCAGATGTTATTGCCGGCACAATGAGCCATGATTTATACATTTCGTCTCCTACTTACAAGAAGGAGTGGGAACGTTGCAACCTCATTGACCTACAAGTGTTCATTGAAATAGAGTGCGAAAACAAAAAGAAGCCTAACAAGGCTTTATACAACACAGATGCAACATATACCAAGATTTGGGACAAAAGAAACTTTGAGAGAATTAAACAGAATTTTGAACGTAAATACGCATAGAATCATGGCTGTAACAAGCAACAAACCAGAGGTCATAGCAACGAGCAGATACAGTATCAATGAAACCTGTGCTCTCCTCGGCATCACACGTAAGACACTTGCCAAGTACACAACAGCAGGACTGATAGAGTGTGGTTTTAGGAAAGCTACATTACAGAAATTTTACACCGGAATATCCATACTGAAATTTTGGCAGCAAGCAGTTTAATAGAAGAAATCCATCGTAGGGTGCTGCATCTTCCGACAATTATGTTTTGTTTGATTTGTTTTGAGGAGTTCGGATATGCAAGCACCCTATATTTATCGTGCTGGCACAAAAAAGTTAAATATTGAAATTTTAGAAATATTATTGGTGTTGTTGAGTTTTATATCAACAAATATTCGTATCTTTGCATCATCACCAAACAAAAGAGCAATGAAAGAAGAACCAATTTTTGAAATCGCATACTTGGAAGAAGCATTGAATTTCCTTGCTTCACTTGACAGCAAAGTAAAAAGCAAGATAACATACAACATAGGCAAGAGTATGTACTATATTGACAAGGAATTGTTCAAGAAATTAGAAAATACCGAGATTTGGGAGTTCCGCACCCTCTACAACAAACAGTCTTATCGGTTGTTTGCGTTTTGGGACACTGATGAAAACAAATTGGTCGTAGCGACTCATGGCATCGTTAAGAAGACACAGAAAACGCCAAAGAAAGAGATTGAAAAAGCAGAGACTATTAGAAAAGAATATTTCAAAAACAAATAATCATGGCACAGATGAAGTTATACACACATGAAGAAATGCTTAACAAGGTGTTAGGCAAGAAAGGTGAACCACTGCGTGACAAGTACGAAAACGACATCAATTCCTACCTTATGGGAGAGACGATAAAGAAAGCTCGTCAATCGAAGAAACTCAGCCAAGAACAACTTGGCAAACTGATTGGAGTTACAAGGTCGCAAGTTTGCCGCATTGAGAATGGAAAAAACCTCTCATTTGGAACAATCGCCAGAGTTTTTCGTGCAATGGGGATAAGTGCAAGTTTCGATATGGGCGGTTATGGAAAAGTAGCTTTATGGTAATCATCCAATATTAAAATAAGGAGGGCATCGGTAAATGTGTCCTCCTTATTAGTTTTTGATGCTTTGCAAACACAGAAGCTTCATCATTTACCACACCAAACTTTTTTATTTTTTATAAGAAACAAATAAAGTATTCATATGCATTTTTATGATTTTCTTACTTTAGAAGATTATTAAAAATCCATTCAATAAAAAGAACTAAAAAGAAGCATTAGGTTGCTTCTTCTCATACACTTAACAAGTTTACGAAAAATTAACGGATGGTCAAAAACGATGAATCCGAAAGAGTGGTTTGTTACTCATTTTGTTCTATTCTTGTTACTTTTAGAAACAAACGAACACAGCAAACAGCAGAAATACAGACACTTGCAAAGAAATCCTCATTTTAAGACATTAAAAGACGACGTTTATAAGATTGTAACTGCATCGAAGCTTAAAACAGCCGTAACAGGAAAGATTTGTAAGCGTAAGAGAACATTTTATCCAACTGGTTTCCAAACCAAGGAAGATATATGTATATCAGTTCTTGCTAATCAAACAAAACAGTTGCAGAACGCTTTTGTCAATGTCAATATATACGTACAAGACGAGATTACGGAAGGCCAAAAGGAAGAAAAATCGCAAAGATTACGAGAGCTATGTCAGCTCTCCTTCTCAATATTCGAGTCAGTACGTGGATCTGATTTTAGATTGTCATTAGACGAGCAAAGAGTAATTCCATGCGAGGAAACAGAAGAGCACATCATAAGTAACAAATTATTATATCAAACCATAAACGATTAACAATATGTCAGTAACATCATGGGGCAAATGCTCTATTTTCATTCAGCCTGTCGGCTCAGCGAAGAATGAGTGGGACAAGCTTGATACTCCAAAGGAGGATACCACACAGGTAAATCCAACTAAAGGAGACACCATGACACAGACCGAAGAAGGAGGCGGTACAGTGGATCGCAAGACAAAGAAGTCTACCTACGAATTGGTCTACCAGATGTTTATCAAGAAGAACGTTCCACAGCCATTCCCTACAATCGACGGTGTAGTAGAAGGAAACTACAGAGTTGCCGTACAGCCAGAAGATGCGGAGTTGCCCGGAGTATACATGGGCAATACTACAGTAGGCGCAGAGGAAGCCTACACGACTGCAGACGGAGCGCTTATCACATACACACACTCAGCACTCATCCCAGATGGTGATGTAGTTGCAAAGACAACCAACAAGAAGAATGAGGACGTGTACTGCTCTTATCGTTGGCGTGTTATCACAGCAACGAAAGGCACCGGCAACAAGTATGCTTTGACCTTTAAGCATCCCGCTGGAGCCAAGGAACAAGGTGATATTACGGAGACGTACACAAATGGTGATTAATTCTCTTTTCCGACAACATCTTTAGTCGGATGAACCCAAGTAGCTCAGTTGGTTAGAGCGAGGTCTATTCAGCCAAAATAAAATCCATGACCTTTAAAAGATGGTTTAGAGGCGCAGGTTCGAGTCCTGCCTTGGGTGCAAAATATAAAATAATATGAATGAAATAAACATAGGGACAAAGGTAGCTATGGTATTAACTGATATGCCATTGGGAGTATCTGTAGGTAAAGAGCATTTTTATCTTTATCCGCAGACACTAGGCAGAATGTACCTTACATCACAACTTATTGACAAGTTGGAGATAAGCCAAGATAACCTAAAGATTAATTCATTCATGGAAGCACTAAGAGCTGTTACCAATCATAGAAAAGAGAGCTGCCAGCTTATCGCTTATCATACACTACGAAAGAAAGCAGAAATGCTTAACACAAAAACTTTGGACCGTAGAGTAGGCACTCTTATGAAGAACTGTAATAAAAAGAATTTGGCTACACTGCTCATTACCATCCTTGCCGACAGTACATTGAATGATATAACAAAGGACTTCGGAATTGATAACGAATCCCAAAGGATGGATAAAATCAACAAAGCCAAAGATACCAAGAACCAATACGTCTTTGGAGGCAAAAGCATTTGGGGAGCTCTTATTGATGCCGCATGCGAAAGATATGGATGGACATTCGACTATGTTGTTTGGGGTATTTCCTATAACAATCTCACGCTTATGATGAAAGACAAGATAACATCTATCTACCTTTCAGACGAAGAGAGAAAGAAAGCCCATATTCCTGCTGCCAATGAGGAGGTGATAGATGGTAACAACAAAGATGCCATCATGAAAGCAGTAATGGAAAGTGAGCTAAACCCAGAGTAACCCCTTATTGAAGGTGAGGGCGAAAGAGGTATCAGAGTGACAGAATTGACATATAAAAAAAGAGGAAACTCGCAAACAAGATAGAAGCACTAAAATGGGAACTCTTAAATTCGACATAACTGGCGACAACACATCGGTACTGAAGGCCTTTAGGGGTGTTCAGGAAGGTGTGTCACAAACAGCAAGAGTTGTTGAGCAGCAGGGACAGAGCATTGAGAATGTTTTCAACCGCATCAAGTCAGTTGCAACATTAGCTTTTGGAGGTTTCACGGCTAAGGAAATCGTTAGCACGATAGGAGCTATACGAGGAGAGTTCCAACAGTTTGAGATTGCCTTTGAAACCATGCTTGGCAGTGGACAGAAAGCAAAGGCTATGATATCAGACCTCGCAAAACTTGCTGCTACCACACCTTTCGACATGAAGGGCGTGGTAAATGGCGCAAAGCAGCTCCTCGCATACGGATTTGCAGCCAACGAGATTACAGAAACCATGAGAAGGCTCGGTGATGTGTCTGCTGGTTTGGGGTTGAACCTCCAAGACCTAACATGGCTGTATGGTACCACGATGGTTCAAGGTCGATTGTTCACTAGAGACTTGATGCAATTTACAGGTCGCGGTATTCCTTTGACAGAGGAGCTTGCCAAGCAGTTCGGAGTTACAAAGGATAAGGTTTCGGAATTGGTGACAGCAGGTAAGGTTGGTTTCCCCGAAGTCAAAAAGGCTATCGAAAGCCTTACCAATGAAGGCGGCAAGTTCGGTGGATTGATGGAAAAGCAATCTCACTCTATTACGGGTCAGATAAGCAATATTCAAGATACCATCGAAATGGCTATCAATGACCTCGGCACTCAGACGGAAGGCTTGATGAATGATGCTTTGGATATCACATCTACGGTTATTGACCATTGGAAGGAGATAGGCGAGGTTATCCTTGCAGCCGCATCTGCCATCGGTCTTTATAAGGCAATGGCGGTAAGTGTAGCAGCCTTTGATACAGCTACAGCAAATGTAGGCTATGCGGCTGAGTTGTCAGCCCTTGACGCATTACTTCCAAAGAAGGAAGAAGTAAAGAAGACAGACCTTGAAGAAGCAGTAGCCAAAGGTCAGTTATCAGCAGCCCAGGCGGAATTGGTAGCATCCAAGCGTGAAGAGGTTGCGGCTTACGTTGCCGAATTGCAAACCAAGGCAAAGGTTATGCAAGACGAGGTTCACGTATTGGAGAATAAGCTTGCGCTACAAGATAACGAAGTGCAATCACTCCAAGATGCTTATGATGCCCTTGACGATTATGTATCAGCAGAAGTCAGAGATACGGCAGCAACAAACCTCAATACGGCAGCAAACGAAAGAAACAATATAGCAAACCAACTTAAAGCAGCAAGAGAGAAAGCTGCAACGGCTGCAACCAATGCCAATACCGCATCCCAAGGCTTGAATACCGCAGCGACAGCTCGCGATACCGCAACCAAAGGAATATGGGCACAGGTTACTCTCTTATGCGAGAAAGCACAGAGGGCATGGAATGCTTCTATGTTCTCAAGTCCTCTGTTTTTGATAGCTGCCACCATCGCAGCAGTAACTTATGCCGTATATAAGCTTGCCACAGCAGAATCGGCACACGAAACGGCTGTAAGGAAATCCAATGAAGCATGGGACGAATTTGATAACAAGGTCAAAGAACGTCAGCAGAATATAGAAAGCCTTATCAGAACCATACAATCTGAAACGGCAACGGAATTTGAGAAAGCAGAAGCCTACCAAAAGCTCTCTAATCTCGCTCCTCAACTTACAGATCAGTATGACCAAGCTGCCATAGCTTCTCTTGACTTTTCTAAGGCCCAAAAGGAAGTGGCAGAAAGCATGGATGAGTCAAAGTACGACAAAGCCGTAGAAGATGTAAAAAAATACAAAGAGGAAGTAAAAAAACTTCAACAGCTGATTACAAGTGATGCAACGTACAACGGAGGAGGTCAAGGAATAATACTCAGCCGTCAGTTAGAACAAGCTCAAGCATCTTTAGACCAAGCGGAAGATAAACTTAGCAATATTATACAACTCCGTGATCAAGCAGCAGAGAATGCTAAACCTATCGAACTTCGCTTGCAAGAAGCACAAGAGAACGAAAGCGTACGTCAAGACATCTTTGATTTCTACGATGAAGCTATGGCCCTCGCTAATGATTGGCAAAAAGCCAACGAAATCATCAACTACGCCACAGGTGAGAGTAGATTGAACGCATTCATCAATAAGGCTCAGAAAGAGATAGCAGAACTCCGTGATGACATCAAGAAGAATCCTGCTGATCTGAATCTCCGCATGCAGGAATCAGAGAAAACAAAGGCTCTGAACAACCTCTTAGCGATGAAACGAAATTGGGCGGTCACAGGCGCAACAACCATACCTTTGATATTTAGGGCACAATGGAATACCGCTAAACAAGCCCTCAACCAAGCAAAAACAAAGACACAAGCATTGGCTCATACTGGTTCAACGGAAACCTACCAGCAAGCTTACAACAAGGCGCAACGTGAATACAACGCAGCCAAGAAGAAGGTTGCTGCTATGGAGAGAAATAAGAGCAAGTACACAGCCTCTCAGTACGAAACAGCCACACAAGACTTGAAAGCAGCCAAAGATGCTTATTCAAAGTTAGGTGGTGATGTAAGTGGAAAGTCTGCAAAAGCGGCAGTAACCGCACGAAAGAATCGTATAAAGGAAGAAAACAGAGCTATCAAAGTTCAGGAGGAGTTAAACAGCCGCTTGAAGACTTTGCAGCAAAAGAATACAGACGAGACTATCTCCCTCATGCAGGAAGGCACGGAGAAGAAGCTTGCTCAAATCAAGAACGACTATGCCAAGCGCAACGCCGAGATTGACAAGCAGGAAGCCGAGTTCAAGAAGAAGAACAAGGAAGCTGGCAATAAAGTAACCCTTACCTCTGCTCAGTCCGATGCCCTCACGGAAGCAAGAAAACTCGCCAAGCAGAACTTTGACAAGCAGACTGCAGAAGTCAACAAGGAATCCCTCGATGCTATGCGTGACTACTTGAAGGAGTATGGTTCTCTCTATCAGCAGAAGCAAGCCATTGCCGAGGAATATGAAGAGAAGATTGCCAAGGCTCAGACGGAAGGCGAGAAGAAGACTCTCCAGCAGGAGAAGAAAAAAGCACTCGCCAACTTCGACTACGAAAGTATCTCTATGGGCATTGACTGGAAGGGTCTAATGAGTGGTGTGGGTAATATGAGCAAGGAAATGCTCAAGCCAATGCTTGAAAAGCTAGATGCTTATACCAACACGGACAAATTTCAGCAAGCCGATACTCAGACACAGCAGAAGGTTGTTGACCTCATGCAGGAGATTCGTACCTATCTCGGAACTGATCAGAATGCAACGTGGCAGAACCTTGCTGCATCCATCAGCAGTTTTAATCAGTCTGTTGCAGAATACCAAAAGGCTGTTGAGGAAGAGAAAAGACAGAGTGAGAACTTCAAGTCCACAAAGGCTCTCCATGACAAGGGAAGTATCTCCGACAAGGAACTTCAGCAGGCAAAGAAAGCTACTGATGATGCAAGTCAAGCGGTAGTTGATGCCAAAAACAAAATGAATACCTTCGGCATCAAGCTCAACTCAGCTACGGAAGCCGTTACGAACTATACTTCGGGGCTTACAGCTGCACTCAACAAGCTCGGAACATGGAAAGGCAATGAAGGGTTCTCTGAGGTACAATCATCAGTAGGCAACATAGATGCTTTGAAGGGTGTTCTTGATGAATCTCTCTCCACTATTGGTAATGGTGTAGCTAAGACGATGGGCGCAACCATATCGAAAGGTTTAGGAAGTGCTCTTGACTCTATCGGAGGTGGAATAACCAATATGATGGGTAGCGCCCTCGGTTCAATCGTGGGAGTGGTGGCGCAGATACCGAAACTCATCCTCAATCTCGCAAGTTCCATCAAGGGCTTTGTAACGGGTATTCTTGATTCGTTTACTCAGCTACTTCAATTCGAATGGCTATCAGATTTGGTTGACAGCATACTTGCTTCCGTGGGAAATCTCATTGATGCCATCTTCGACTTGCCCGAAAATCTCTTCAAGGCTCTCGAAAGCATCGTTGTTAATGGTGTTGGCGGTCTCTTAGATAACGTGTTAGGTCGTGTTGGAAACATTCTCTCTCTCGGAGCACTTTCATCGAAAGGTCCATCAGATTGGTTTACCAACTCAAATGCCGAAAAGGTTCAGAAGGCCATAAATAGACTGACATCTTCTAACGAGCGATTACAGAAGTCTATCGACAAGTTGAAAGATACCATGACAGGAACGTATGGTAAGGAGTCCACCAATGCTTACAAGGAAGCCAAGCAGCAGCAGGAGACTTACAATCACAACGTCATGGAGATTGCTAAACAGCAGATGAGTTATCATGGTTCGCATCACTCATGGAGTAGTTATTGGAGTGGCTTCAACGATGAGCAGTTGGCTAAAATCAGAAAGAACGTGAAGAGTGACTTCAATGGTGATATTACCACCCTCACACCAGAGGAAATGAAGAAGTTGCTTTCAGACCAAGATTTAGTTGATAAGATCAGAGGAACAGGTGAACACCATAAAGGACGTTCTGCTTACGGAGAGTGGGTTCTTGACAAACTCGAAGATTATGCAGACCTTGCAGGTAATATTGATGAGCTGACTGAGCAATGGCGCGAGTCTATTACTCAGATTTCCTTTGATAGCATGAAGGATAACTTCATCAGTAACCTCATGGATATGAGTAAGTCTGCGCAGGAATTCTCTGATGATTTCGCAGAAATGATGCAGAAAGCTCTTCTCTCCTACTCGATGGAAGACCTCATGAATGGGGATTTGAAAAAGCTCTATGAGGATTGGGCAGATGCAATAGATGCTGCAAATGGAGATTCATCGAAAATCGACATAGACGCATTCAACAAGCGTTACGATGATATAGTCCAGGAAGGTATGAAGAGACGTGATGATTGGGCGAAGGTGACAGGCTACACTGGTTCCTCATCCTCATCACAGACCGCAACAAGCGGAGGATGGGCATCTATGGGGCAAGATACCGCAGACGAGCTGAATGGTCGCTTCACCGCACTGCAGATTGCAGGAGAGTCCATCGCTCAGAACATGACTACCACCATATCACAGATGGAGAGCATCGTTACACTCGGAATCTCAACCAATGGCGCAGTATTGGAGATTAGAAACATGATGATAATGACAAACAGCTACCTTGAAGACATCGTTAAATATGCCAAGCTCACATACAACGAGTTTGGGACTAAAATGGATGATATGAATAAACGATTAAAAGAAATATGACCTACAACGGTTTTTCGCTGCTCAACCCTTATTACTATACTCACAAATAGGAAAAGAGGTTCACAGCGAAAACCAAGTGGGTCACAGCTAAAATAATAAGATATGCCTAAAGGACAACTCATAATAAACGGTAAGGATGCGTTCAGAGAGTATGGTATCTTCATGGATGACACCGCGCTCAGCACACTTATGACACCTGCTCCCAACAAGGAGTTTATTAGTAACAAGTATCGCTCCAAGAATGGTAAACGTGTTATCAAGCACAACCCATGCTTGGACGAACGAGAGATAACAGTAGGATTCCATTTGTCAGCCAAAGACGTTGATTCCTTCTTGTCGAAATATGAGAAGTTCTGCAACGAAGTTCTTGCTACAGGGGAAATGGTTATTCATTCCTCCTTCCAGCCGAATGTATGGTACAGGTGCATTTACATATCCTGCACGCAGTTTAGTCAGTTCATGAGGGAAATGGCATCATTCAGCCTAAAGCTCAACGAGCCAGACCCAAGTGACAGAGGTGAAAAAAGCAAATACGTAACAGATGATACAGATATACAGAAATAATCAGCCGTTCTTCGCTCTCGAAGATGTTTGTGATGGTTCTAAGATGTCTCGGCAGCTTATGGACCATCATTACATCGTCTTGAAGTTTTCTACAGAAGATCCAGTCTATTTTGAGATTGGTGACTCTGTGGAGATATCTGAATTCGGTCTTTTCGTCCTTACATCTGCATACTTCCCGAAGTATAACGAAGCCACTGACGGTTACGACTATGAGCTGCAGATGGATGCCTATTACATGAGCTGGAAGAACAAGATATGTAAGTATCGTCCTCAGTATGGTGCTAACGAGACATCATTCAAGCTTACAACATCTGTTTCTGTACACTTAAACGTCGTTCTAAGCAACTTAAAGGCTTTAAACTATAAATACCACAACAAGGATTTTTCAGTCGATTACATGACATATAACAAAGAAGTATTCGACACGGAAAAGAGATTCCTTGTAGAGTATAGTTCAATAAGCATAATTGAAGCTCTTAACACAATATGCGAGACTCTTAATTGTGAGTGGTGGGTGGATGGTTCTATCATATACCTTGGTTACTGTGAAATGAATGGACAGACAACCTTTGAACAAGGTGTAAATATGCTGTCTATGTCACAATCAGAATCAAAATCATCTTTCATCACTCGACTGTACGCTTTCGGATCAGACAAGAACATACCTTCGGGATATTTCTCAGGAGCTGACGCAGATGTGACTACAGACGGTATAGCAACAGATTATCTCATGCTTCCAAACAAGGACGTTGACGAAGAAGGCTATTACAGTAAAGATGGGTACATAGAGAATGTAAATGTGGTCAAGAGTGATTCACAAGCCATCGAAGGAGTAGTAAAATTTGAAGATGAATACCCTAAAGTGAGTTGTGCCGTAAGTGCCATCAAAACGTATGAAAGTACTGTAGAAAATGAAGATGGAACAAAAGCCACAGCAACATTTTGGCAAATCACTTCAAAAGAGTCTTTTGTCACAAGCTTTGAAACGAGCTGGATAAAGAAGGGGCTCACTTTTATGATTAGGTTCGAGAGCGGTGCGCTAACAGGGATGGAATTTGAGGTAAACTTCAAGATAATAGACAAGGTCAAATATTTCGAGATTGTTGCAAATGATACATACGGACGCACACTTCCTGACTCTGCCATGTGCCCTAAGATAGGAGATAAATTCTACCTATATAATTGGGATGCTACCAAGATAACAGAAACTCCTCTAATCTCGGAAGCTCAAGAAGCGTTGTATGTTAGAGCTAAGAACTACTACAAGAAGTCAATGGTGGACAACTCAAATTTCACATGTGTTCTTGATAGCAGTAAGTTCTTCAACCATGGAACGTACAATTTTCACCCTTTGGGCGAGCAAGTGAAGCTCATCAACCCATTGTTCTCTGATATAGACAGTGACGGTAAACATTATCGTAACTCACGTATCATAGGCATGGAAATCAACTTGGATATACCATATGATAGCCCAACGTACATAGTCGGAGAAAAAGCAGCCTATAGTCGGCTTGGACAACTGGAAGACAAAGTTAATACCATTACAGTTAACGGCTTACAAATTGGGGACGCTTTAGGGGGAAGGGGAGTTTATGTTATCGGACTGAATGACGTCACTCCTGAGACAGATAGCAATGTTTATTCTGCTCGTCGTACACGGAGTGCTTTCTTAGCTAAAAACCGCGAAGACGTAGCACAAAAGGTGATAACCTTTATCGAGGGCTTGAAACTGGGCAAAGATGGGAAGAAGGGACTGACGGGCGAAGGTGCGGCTACGCTGAGTACTGTTGTTGTGGATGAGGTGCGTGACCCTAAGAGCACCGAGCAAGACCGCGTGATTGTCGGTGCGCAAGGCTTTGACCTCTATATGGGCAAGAACGGCAAGAGCCACCTTTATGTTGACTACCTGACGACAAGGACGAAATTCTTTGCCGCGGGTGCGGAGGTGAGAAAGGTGAGCTATTCGGGCGGTACTACGCTCTTCTCAAACGCTGGCAGCACGATAATGAAGGTGGCTCACGTACTGGATGATGCTGGAGTGACTGTCGGCTACAAATGCTATGCTGCTGCTGATGACGGCACAACACGGACGGCTAACTGGTGGCATGTGGGCATGATGGCGCTGTGCCAGACCTTTAATGTGAAGGCTGGTGAGACGGAGAACCTTCAGAACCGCTACTACTGGCGCCTTGTGGTGGGCACGGGTCAGGAGACGTTAGAGGACGGCAAGCTGTATGACTACGTGATACTGTCAAACAAGAGGACGTTCATGGGCAGCGAGGCTTGCGTGCCGGTGACCTCGCAAAAGGTGATAGGCTCTGACGGCAAGGCGTTAGTGTTCGGCGACGTGATGATACAGGTGACCACAACGGGCGAGAAGCAGAGCTTGGCGGCGGTGTTCGAGGAGCAGGAGGGCAAGACTACTGACGACGGCAACAACACCATAGCAAACCGCATGTTCTTCGGCTACGAGCCAGCCGCGGACGGAGGAGAGCCTGACGTGCCGCAGCCCTACGACGTGATAGTACAGGCAGGAGACCAGATTCAGTGGAACCGCTTCGGCAACCTTATAAAGCTGACGACATCGACGGAGGACGGAAGCGACAACGGAAACGCTCCTGCCATTGCGATGTATCATGCGATGGGTGCGCCTTACAAAACGGGAGACACGGTGAATCCGTATCAATGGAAGACGCTGACTTCATTAGATTCCCCTCTCCTTGTGCTCAAGAATGCAAAGAACTTCAAGTTCTTCACCGATGACAACCCTGACAATATCATCGACCCTGTGACGGTGACGTACGACCTTGTACCATCCTCGGAATATATCATCCGCAAGCCGAACTCACAGACGGCGACTCCGAACGACATTACCTTCACGCTTCGCAAGCGCACGGGCAACGTGTCGGAAGCGATGAAGGACGGATATGTGCTGACGGCAGACTACACTACCACGGACGGCGCAAGCAAGAGTGGCGTGGCGATAAACCGCCTGTCTGACATTGGCGTAAGCTTCTACCTCCTCGCTTCGGTGACGGTACGGGCAACTGTCAAGGCGGACAACACCACCGTAACGCTGACACTTCCGATTCTTTCCGACGGCGCGAAAGGCGATACGGGCACAAGCTTTAAGGTGCTCGGCTACGCTCTTGCCCATGCCAAGACATACGCGGAGCTACAGCAGATAACGCCTACGGACGGCGGTCTGTACCTTGTGGACGACACAACGGGCATGGAAGGCGGCGGAAAGAAGCCCTGCGTGGTGCAATGGAAGAACGGCAAGTATGTCGTATGCGACTCAAACGACGGCGACTCGTATAAGATAGGCGAAATGCTCTGGACAAATACTGGAACCTACTGGCTTGACATCGGCAGCGTGAAGGGAGAGGGTGTGGTGATATCGGACATGAGCGTGACGTACGCCATCTCTGACAGCGCTACGGTGACACCTACGGAATGGCAGTCGGCCATCATCGCCGCCACCGACGCGAAGCCCTATCTTTGGACGAGGACAACGGTGACCTACAAGGATTCGGAGGGAGAGCATACGACGGTGTCATACGCCATAGCCTACAAGGGCAAGGACGGCGACAAGGGAGACCCCGGAGCAAACGGCAAGGACGCTGTGGAGTTTATCGTCAAGAATGCGCCTCTTGTGTTCGACACAGACGAGAACGGCGTCGTATCGGCAAGTGTAAGCAAGACTGCCACAATACAAGTGATGCGTTCCGGTAAGAACATCACATCGGAGGTGGGCTACCTCTTTTCGAGCAACAGCAATGTGGGATGCGGCAAGCCGACGCTTACGAAGCAGACAGACGGCATAGACGTGACGATATCGGGAGCTTCGATAAACAAGGACAGCACGCTCGGCGTGAGTGTGACGAGCGGATACGTAATCGTGTATATGGCAATCGGAAGTACGCTATACTCTCGGCAGATACCCTTTATGGTGAACGTGGCGAAGTTTACGGGCGCTATATCGGCTGACAACAAGAAGCTGCGGACGGACTATACGGAGCTGACGAACCGTGTGGGCACTGTGGAGACGGACGTAAACGGCATCCCTATCAAGACACAGGGAAAGCTGACGGAATACACCTCGACCATTGTGCAGACGGCCCGTGAAATATCGCTGAAGGTGAGCACTGCCGTCGTCGAGCGACGCAACCTTCTTCCCGGTTCTGCCTTCCGCAAGCAGGGTGAGGGATGCGGCTTTATGAAGGCAAAGATTCTTTGCAGTCAGAAGTTTGAAGGTACAAATATAGCCTTGGCGGACAAATCACAGGCAGGAGGTCTCTGTTGGGGCGGTGGTTACTCGCGCAACATACACGTCACGAAAGGCAAACGATATACGCTGACGTTTATGGCGCGTGTTCTATCCGGTTCTGCTGATGTTTTGTGTGAGATACGATGGGAAAAATCCGCCACAGACGGTTCTCATCCTGCGGGATATGCCGGTCCTGCGGGTAGCGCAAATCTTGGTGTTGAAAAAATACAATCCGCGGAGAGTTGGCATCTTTATCAGCGTTCGTTCACCGTCCCTGCCAATGCCGCGTATGAATGGGTTGCGGTATGGTGTATTAAGAGCAACAGCTCAACAGCGAATCAGCAGGTCTGCTTTGCACACCCCATACTCATAGAGGGCGACGCAAAGGATTATGTCAGCTGGGGCCTGTCGCCTAATGACTATAACTATATAGGCGGCAACCTACTTGACAACACACGCACGTTTGCCAAGGCCGGCAATCTGACACGAATGGACGCGTCAGTGGTAACTAACGAGTCGTACAACAACGGATGCTCGGTAATATATGCCAACGCTGCTTCCAAATACATTGAGATGGCGCAATGGAGCGTTAATACCATCATCAAAAAAGATGAGGACTACATATTGTCATTCATGGCAAAAGGTAGTGGCAGTCTTAGCGCATACATGTGGAGCGGCACGAATCTAAGCATATTCGCCGAGGACAGCGAACACAGTACGACGTCGAGCAACGCGGACGGAGCACGCAGCATGCCCCTCACGGACGAGTGGAAGCGCTATTGGGTGCACTGGAGGTCAGAGGGCACCGGTACGCCTAACAGCGTCCTTATCCGTTGTATGCAAGGCAGCAAGGCGTGGGTGACTATGCCGAAGTTGGAGACAGGCGCAACTCCTACCGATTGGATAGAGAGCAAGAGTGGCTATGTGGAGGACAGTGGCTTGGCGGCGAAGATGCTGCGCACGGGCTTTGACATCGAGAACGGCAAGATAACGGCAACTGCGGACAAGTTCGAAATAAGGAACAATGCAGGACAGATAACGGCGAAGGTGAACAAGGACGGCTTGTTCGAGACCAATAACGCAATAATTAGCGGTGCGATAATATCATCGTCAGGCAATATCGGCGGCTTTGAAATATCACAAAATGGCCTGTCTGCTTCCAGTAATTCCTCTTATGGCGGTGATATCGACTTTTTCTTGAACACAGGAAGTAAGCCTATGTTAGGTTTTAGACGTTCTGAACAATTTGTGAACATTGGACTGGATGTGTTCCCCAGTACTACGACGAACCCTGACGGAAAATGCTGCATGCGTATAGAACACAACCTGACGGACAAGCCGGGATCCGGTGGCAGACCCATTGCGAACTGGGGTGCGTACATAAACGTAAGTGGCGCATCCGAAGAGAACATAGGTCTGATGATGCACGGCGATTTAAGGGCCGATGCGAGAAAACATCACAGTCTGAGAGGTACGATAGTCATTAGCCGCAACTACCCTTTGCTCGTAGCGGACGACCTTGACGAGAATGGAAAATACACGTCATTCGCAAAGGGTGTTTCGTTTGAGCCAACGGACTACAAATTTGGCGATTGGGGACTAAAGGTGTTAAACGGCATTATTGTTGGAGTAAAAAGAATATATATTTGATAATGAAAAAGATTAATTTTCAAGATTTCAAGATTTACACATCGGTCAGCCACGCGAAGTCGGTCAGCCTTGATGTTCGAGAGAAGTTTGCTGATATGATATATCAGGGTGTCAACGGCATTAAAGCCCACTCGCTTGCTTTCAAGATTTATGGCAGCGAGGGCGAGACCGAATATGACGACGAGGAACTGGAGCTTATCCGTTCTGTGGCAGAGCAGATGTGTGTCCCCGGCTTCATTGACGGGCTGAACGAGCAGACAGGGGAATGAGCCTTGCTGTGCCTCCTTGAGCTGCTTGCTCGGCTGGCGAATAATAAATAACAATTACTAATTAATAAATAATAAAGACGGATGAAGAACATTGTACGTGGCAATGACTTTACGCTGCGGGTATGGAAAGGACATTGTGTAAAAACATAAAATATTAAGATATGAAAAAGATACGTATAGGCAATGACATTAACTTCCGATGGACTGTCAAGCGTGGCGGAGAGGCAGAAAGCTTTGAGGGGAAAACTGTCAAGGTTCTGCTGCGTAATACGTATGGTCATCGTTGTGATATTGACTGGCATACAGAACCAGGCGGTATCATCGCTGGCACGTGCTACGGCTCTACGCAGCATTACCTTGGAGCGTACACCCTCACATTAGTTGAGAACGATGGCGAACGAGGCATGAACACTGTAGATAAAATTGACGTATGGCAGCTTGTGGCACAGCAGGATAGTTCTGTTGTGGAGATTAAAAATGATTGTGTCGGTTCGTCAGTAGAAACCGTCACGGCTCTCATAGAGTCGGAAATAGGCCTTGGCGGAGCAGCGCAAGTGACAATAGATGTGGAACTAAACGAGGAGTCATACAACGCCATCGCCAATGCGTCTGTAACAAAGGCTATCAAGGAAGTGCGTAAAGATGTTGACTCTTTGAATTCGGAAATGAAGGAACTGAAACCACGTGTTGAGACGTTGGAAGAAGCTAAATCAGAAGCAATAGACCTAAAGGGCATTGATGATGCCTTTAACGAGAGCATATAGCATTACAATGAGATTTTTACAATCTATATATCAATGTTTTATTAATTAATTTTTTAATAATTATGGCAAAGTATTTAGACGAGCATGGTCTGTCAAGACTCGTTGTGAAGACCAAAGAGTATGCGGATAATTCTTCCGCAGCAGTGAAGACAGCTGTAGATGGCTATACCGTCAACGGCAAAAAGATCAGCACTAACCCAGCGATTACAAAGGCTGATGTGGGCTTGGCTAACGTGGACAACGTTAAGCAGATACCTGCATTGGAGAAGGGTACGGCGAACGGCGTGGCAACTCTCGGCACTGACGGCAAACTTACAGCGGCACAGATGCCGGCAATGAAGACGGTTAACGGTGAGAGCGTCGTGGGTTCTGGTGACATCAAAATAGACCTGTCACTCTACAAGGTTGTCACTGACCTGCCTACGTCAGACATTGATGCCACGAAGGTTTACTTGAAGCTTGCTTCAAGCACAGCTGAGAAGAATGTCTACGCGGAGTATATTTACACTGGTGACACAGAGGCAGATTACGACGCATCAAAGTGGGAAAAATTAGGTGAGGCGCAGACATCAATTACCGTGGATGCAGCATTATCTACAACATCGACCAATCCGGTTCAGAACAAGGTTGTCAACTCGGCTATCGAGGGTTTGAAGACATCTGTAGGTAACGTACAGTCTGACCTCAACAGCAACGTACAGACCCTTCAGGGTAAGAATGCGGAACAGGACAAAGAGATTGCAAAGAAGCTAAATGCGTCAGCATACGTAATAGATGCTGCGCTCAATGCCACTTCAACCAATCCTGTTCAGAACAAAGCGGTACATACTGCGCTCGCCAACAAGTTGGACAAGTCATCCTATGTGGTTGATACCGCTCTTAGCGCATCATCCGCAAATCCAGTACAGAATAAGGTTGTGAATACTGCGCTTGGACAGAAGGTGAACACCACCACATTCAACACCGAAATGGCGAAGAAGCTCGACAAGACCACTAAGGCTTCGGACACCGTTCTCGGTCTTGTACAGACTGGTCATGTCGCTTCAGACGGTGAGCTGCCGCTGAAGGTGGACTCTGACGGAAAGGGCTACGTGGTAATCGAGTCAATGTCCACAGAGGATATTGACGCATTGTTCAAGTAGTTAGTTTCAGGGGGTATGTCAGAAAACATCTTTTGGGCATACCCTCACTTACTCAAAACCTATAAAACGTGTAAGTATGAAATATGTAGATGAAAAAGGAATAAAGCGTGCCGTCAGCAAATTGTTAAGTTTAATAAGTAATTGCGCTACAAAGGACGTGGCGACATCTAAGAATGCTGGTTTGATGTCGGCAATGGATAAAAGTAATCTTGACTTTATCTATGATGCTGACAACCAAGAAATTTATGCTGCTGCAATCCCAGATGAAATGAGAGAAGTTCTTGAATTTTCGGGATTTGTGACTGTAACAGTCTCAATGATTGGTGCAAATAATGCCGCAATATACTTCAATACGAAAACGAATACTTTTGTCGCAAAATCGGGATCATTCTATTGCGGAACATGGGCTGGGGCAGAAAAGTGGGGAAGCCAAGAAACAAATGGCGTCAGACCTGTTACAGGAAAAATATATATCTATGGAGGAGACATGTACAGATGGGACGGTAAAGGCTTGACTTTGCTCAATCCTTCTTTAACAGTTGATACATCGTTGAGCGACACGTCTGTCAACCCAGTACAGAACAAGGTAATATACAATGCTTTAGCAGATAAATCTGCAACGTCGCATACACACACATTGTCAAGCTTGGGTATGTATGTAGCACTGTCCAGTACAACCACAGGCGGATGGGATTTGATAGGCAAAGACCATGCGACAGGTGTTTGGATAAAGGCCTTGAAAGGAGCCGTGAATGCTCCATCTTGGTATGCGCCGAGATATGCGTCGGGGATAGCGTTTGGTGGTGGAGACATAAAAGCGGTTATATCTTTGTCAAATTCAAATCCGCAGGTGCGTTTCGCGTCAGGTGCAGGAACTTCTCCACAATGGTGGCTTGGTTTGAGAGGAACAAAAGATAAGGAGTATGATCTTGACAATATACCGACAGGGAAAATGGCAGCGCAGGCAGAATTGTCTTCCTCAGCATCATTAACAACCGTAATAAACGAAGTAAACGCTATTATAAGAGCATTGAAGGCGGCAGGAATAATGAACTCTTAAAAAGGGATTTGGCATGGGAAGCAGGCTGGGCTGACTGGGAGCTGGGCCTCACTGAGCCTTTCTAAGCCTATCTGTGCCGCTGCTTAATGGGCGCAAATAAGAAACAATAACTGACAAATAATAAAAAAGAAGATGACACCTAAGGAATTTTGTAAATGGATGGCTCCTGCGGCTTATAATGCGGACATTTCGCCCGTGTTTATCATAGCTCAGGCGGCACTGGAGAGCGGATGGGGCAAGAGCAACATCGGCAAGTATAATGTATTTGGTATAACGAGAGGCGGGTGGCCCGTGGAGAAGTGTCTGCTTGTCACTACGCATGAGTACTTCAAAACGAAGACGGTGAGGTTTACGGCTCCGGAGAAGGTGGTGAAAATAGAACATGTGGCTGGCAAGGGTCTGTATAAGTATACTTGCAAGCGGCTGTTCCGAAACTACACTACTTTAGGCGAGGCGCTGAGAGACCATGCGGCTGTGCTGAAGAAATCGTGGCCTGAGGCTTGGGCGTATCGTATGAGTCCTGAGAACTACGTGAAGAAGATACAGGAGGGGCGGAAAAAGTATGCGACGGCTCCGAACTACGTGGAGACTATGGTGAAGATGTTCGGGACAGTGAGAAAGGCGATGAAGGAGGCTGGACTGAGCTGCTAAGCTTCTTGGCTTTTAGGAAGGATTATTCTTTTGTTTGGGATTTTTGTTAATGTAAAAAAGATTGATTGGATGGTTAATAACTTGACTACGGGGACGGGTAAGGCCGTCGTTTTGGGGACAATGGGAGGGGAGGCGCTGTCTGCGCTCTTCGATCTGAGATGGATGTTGGTGCTGATAGTGGTGCTGATAGTGGCGGACTTCTGGTTCGGCGTGAGCGAGAGTCTGCATAAACATGAGCATTTCCGCTTTTCGAGAGCGGGCAGAAGAACGTGTAACAAGGCGGTGGACTATATCACGTATCTGATATTAGGTTCGGTGCTCGGTCTGGCTATCTTCGAGCCGTTGGGGTGGACGAATCATGTGGTGACGGCAGCGGTAGGACTTGGCTTTGGGTGTGTATGGGAGGTGGACTCTATCGTCGGGCATGTGTGTGAGCTGCACGGCGTGAAGAACAGGTTCTCGATAAAGCGCTTCATTATAGCATTGATGAAGAAGAAAGACGAGGACATCGGCGAGGCTGTGGAGGAGGCGATGAAAAAAGAGTGAAGGAAGATAAAGTTTTTAAGGAGAAACGGTTATGATGGACGAATTATATAGTAAATTTGTAGGAGCACTGTGGGGGATGCTGCTCTGCCTGATGGTCAGTATGCTGGCCGGCTGCGACGCGAAGAAGCCTGCGGTGCTGACAAGAACGGACAGCGTGAGGGTGACGAAGGTGGTGAAGGACACTGTGTACTGGGACCGCATAGTGCTGAGATACGTGGAGAGGGCGAAGACGGACAAGACGTGGAGCAGAGACTCGACGGCTACGACCGTGGACGAAGAGGGAAACGTAAAGAAGACGGAGACCTGGCACTGGAGGGACAGGTACGTGGAGAACTCACTGAACACGCTAATGAAGGACAGCTTAGAGATGTACAAGGCGAAAGTGGACTCGCTGGCGAACATTGGCAGAAAAAACAATGACGTGCCTGTGCCGGTGGAGAGAAAGCTGAGCTGGTGGGAAAGGAACATCGAGAAGCCCATCGCGTCCTGCATCGCTGTCATAATAATAAGCGCTGTGGTTCTGCTGACTCTCAGATATGCGAGAGGAAGGCTGAAGAGCAGCAGGAAGAAAGAATATAAAAAAGGAAATTGTTTGGATTATTAGATATGGTTAATGGCTTTAGTTATTAGTTTTTTAATTTAAGGTTAATAGATTTGTTTCAGGTAAGCCTTGCCCGTCCGTAGAGGATAGGCAAGGCTTTAATAAAACATAAATAATCATAATTTAATGTCTTGCTTTCGAAAATAATTACTAACTTGCAGATTATACCCAAAAAACTAAAAGATATCATTACATTAAACTAAAATTGCTTATTATGGACGAGGAAGATAAAAAACGTTTCCTTGCTCTTGTGAAAGGTAAGGACATATCGGAGATTATGTCTTTGTTGGCAGAATCCGGTAATCAGTATTCACGCAGAATACTGCGGTTTTTCCGCTGGTTCAGCAAGTGGGTTCCAATACTCATAATGACGGCGCACATGTACGGAATATTCGACTTTAGCCGTAATCCGAAGGAAATGTTTGTGGTGCATAAGGCGAACTGGGCGTGCTATGCGTTCATTTATATCATGGTGTATGTGCTGCCGATGGTTATCATTCTCGCATCACGCTTCTTCTGGCTGTGCTGGAAGTATCGCATACCGTTCTTCTATTTCTTCGCTGTCAACTCTATACACCTCGTTTACTGGAGTTGGTACACAACGAATGAGATGGTAATGGCGCACTTCGCAATCATGGCGTTTACGCTGTTGTTGTATATCTACGGAGCTATTGACTGGTTCTGTAATAAGTCGCGCCTCGGCAAAAAGATGTTCAGTTAAACAGAAATGCTATGAGAAAGATTTTCGGCTATAAAATGCTTGGCACGCTGTTGCAGTCGCTTGCTAATTCTTGCTTCAAAGCTGACGAGCAACAGCGCAACGGCGAGAAGGTAACAGCTTGCGGAATGAGCGATGAAGACATCGAAACGCTCTGTCAGGACATATTGCCTAACATGTTAAACCCGATGATGAGCGCAGAGGAAGTAAAGGACAGATTGGGCGTGAGCGACGCAACATTAAACAGGATGGTCAAGCGCGGGGACATACCGAACGGAGAATGTAAGAAGCGCGGGCACACACGATACTGGAAGAAGTGGGACATTCTGTGGTTCATAAGAAAGAAGAGAAGCAAGTGATAGTACCGGCTATCACTTTAAATATCTGACTATCAGTATAATACAAAATCTTTGAGCGTGTTATGGCTTTATTGGTCGTAACACGCTAATTTTGTGCCTGTAACGTTACAAAAGAGTTAGTAAACCTATTAAGTAAAACAGAAAAAATATTGTTATTATGGAGAGTAAAACTTATGTGTTCGGTGAGAATGGCACTGGCGCAAGTGGCGGTGGCGGTCTTAATAGCATTCTTGCTATGCTTCCGGCGCTCATGCAAAAGCAGGGCATAGACCCAAGTTTGTTTGCCCTCTGCAACGGTAAGAGCAACGGTTGGGGAGATAATTTGTTCGCTATCTTGCTCCTCTTTATCATCATGGGTAGAGGTAACTTCTTTGGCGGCGGTTTTGGCGGCGGCATGATGCCTAACGGTCAGGGCGGAGTTGTGCCAATGATTAACAACGATGCTAACACAGCTGTTATCATGCAAGCTGTTCAGCGCAATGGTTATGACGTTCAGAGTCTGGCTACAGCCCTCAACACTTCGAGCGACGCTGTTATGGCTGCTATTAACAGCTTGGGTCAGCAAGTATGCAACATCGGCAGTCAGATGGGCATGAACACCAACCAGATTATCACGGCTCTGATGCAGGGCAATAACGCTATCGCCACACAGTTGGCTGAGTGTTGCTGCAAGACAAACAACGCCATCACAGCTATGGACGGTAATGTAAAGTTAGCGATGTGTCAGCAGACAGGTGCTTTGACAAACGCTATCAACAACGTGGCTGTCGGTCAGGAGCGTGGCTTCTCTAATGTGGCATACGAGACACAGCGTCAGACTTGCGACTTGCACAACGCTATCAAGGACAGCACACAGACTATTGTCAACGGTCAGAAGCAAGCCGAAATGCGCGAAATGCAGAACAAGATTGACGCTCTGCGCGAGGAGAACTCAACGTTCAAGTCGTCGGCTATGACAAGTCAAATCGTAGGTCAGGCGGTCGCTCCTATCAATGCGGTGTTGGCAGGCTTGCAGCAGGAGGTTGCAGGAATCAAGTGTAAATTGCCCGAAACGGCAACAGTAGCATACAGTCCCTTCACGGCTGTTCCGAACTGTGTAGCAGCTCAGATGGGCTTGTACGGCTTTAACGCTGTAAATGGTGCGAGTTTTTGGAACTAAAGCATAATTGGAGGGCAAGACTATGATTTGGGGCTATCCTTTTTCATGGGTCAACAGAAGAGGTTCGGCAGCGATAGGCTCTACTGGTGTAAAGGTAAATGCTGAGAACGTGGTGTTTACTTTCAAGAACCACGCTTTCGTGAATGCCAGCTACAGAGGAACGATATTCGTTAATCTGCAACAGGCGATACCGACAGGCACAACAGGCACGCTGCCAATCCTCTTTGAGACCAACGGCACGACACAGGCTGTAACCAAATTCAATGGTGCGGCACTGACCGTTGCTGATTTAGCCGGAACTGGTGTGTATCAGTTGTGGTTCGAGAGAGACACTAACACCCTTCAACTCATGACGGGTATTGTATAACAAGTTAAAATTCGACTTCTATGTTTCAAGGACTAAGACCAAATAGCATATTTTATGTGCTTGACAAGTCGGGAGAACCGACTCTGAAAATAGGGCAAGTGGTAAGCGTGAGCAATCCGCAACCCAAGTTTCCTTCATATCAGCCTGGGCAGTTTAATCCGCAGCCAATGGAAACAACGGTAGATGTAAAGGTTAAGATGCCCGATGGTGAGGCGGAGTTTAAGCAATTGCCATCAAACGGACAAATTGCTAATTCGGGAGACCTCGTTGTATCTGAGAGCCGTGAGGCTATGAGCGCAGAGGTAGAAGCGATGCTCAGACACTCTAAAGAGGTGCTTGACAGTAAGGATTATCATGAAAAAGTGGTAAAGAACTGTGAGCAGATGTTGGGCATCCTTAATCCGCAGATAGCCAAGGAAAAGGCGCTAGAACAGAGAATCGGTAACCTTGAAGCCGATGTGAGCGGCATGAAAGGCACGCTGTCGAACATTGAGACTATGCTGCAAAGAGCCTTGAACAAGAAGTCGAACGGAAACACTTAATACTGAACATTATGTATATGATTGAGATTACAGAAAACAAGTTCGATGAGCTTGTTGAGAATGCCGAGAAAATGCTTAAATACGGTGGAAAAGTCATGTCGTGCCTTGAAGACATGAGACGTGGCGAAGGTCGTATGGGTGAGCGTTCTCCTATGCCGGACTATAGGGACATGGGGCGTGAAGAGCGCAGACGCTATGAGCGTGACATGGACTACGACGATGAAGGACGTTACGGAGAGCGTTATGGTGGCGGCTACTATGGTGGTGGCAGACGCTACTAAGTAATAACCGACAGGTAGGGAATACTGTTTCCTACCTGTCTCAACAAGGAAAGACTATGGGAAAATGTAGAATGCCTTTAGATGTCTATGATTTGAAGCCAGAAGGAATGATAGCTTATCTCAGATATAACGGCTATCACTTCAATAAAAAAATGTGTGAATGGGCTGTTAGTCATATGCGCAAGGTTAACAAGGCGAGCGGCAAAGAAGAACCGATAGAGCCTATAAGCAAAGACAAGGTCGAGGAGTTAATGCAGTCTAACAATCTAACACTTGAAAACCTTGTCGGCTACGACCATGTTTACGTCGCTAATATGTGTAAGGCTGACTTTTGGGGTAAGTCTATAAAGGACGAAGAGAGTTTAGCACATTATATAAAAGACACGGTTGACGATGTAGATCAGAAGGATGGTTTTGTATTCAACCGCTTCTATGCTGACTGTTGCCACAATGGTATGCCTATTCCTTGGGAAGATTTGCTATGATAAGGCGCGAGATTCACTTGAAACAGTACAGATGGAGTGTTATGTGCTTTATCGGGTATACAGCCGATGATACTGATGAAATATGTCATGCGTTAGAGATTATAGGCTGCAACGGGCATGCCCTTGAATCAGCAAGCAAACATCTATCATTAGCGAGTGAAGAGCGAGGACTAACCTACTCCAACGTAGGAACAAGAGAAAGTATTGTCGCAGTTGGCGCATCTGACATCAAAGGAAACTTAGTGAACACCATAGGACATGAGCTCCTGCATGTAGTTGCTCACATCTGCGACAATGATAATATAACAATGCAAAGTGAAGAACCGTGCTACATAATGGGTGAGCTGTGTCAAAAAATATTTGAATCAATCTAAATCTAAAAAGTGGAACTATGGATATTGGAATAATAATCGAAGCAGCAACAAGGCTAAACGATACATGGAATAAATGTACGAAAGATATAGAGAAAGAAAATCTTGCCGCTGATATATACAACTGTGCTTGCGAAATAGACGAAGCCATAATAGCACTTGTTGAAAAAATAGGTAATTGCGCTAAGGCTATTACTATCAGTAAAATGTATGGTAAATCGCCTCTTGCAGAAAGCCATAAAACAATAATAGCAAGAGATAATATATAATTAAAGGAAGGAAGCAAGTTGTTTGTATGCAATTTGCTTCCTTTAACACTTATGTACTTATATTAAGTTAATAAAAAGTTAAATTCTTCGTCTTAGCCGTTCTAAGCCATCCAAAATTT